GGGATGGGAGGTTGTGGCAGTCTATCAGGACGATGGCTACACGGGGCTGAACATGGAGCGCCCCGACCTGAAACGGATGTTAAAGGCCATCGAGCGCAGGCAGATAAATCTTGTGATAACGAAAGATTATTGTGCGATAATGGGACTAAATCAGAGAGACCTTGATTTTCAAGGCATTCTGGCTTAGTCCCTTTCTTTTTTGACCAAAAAGAAGCACTTATCACACAATAATCAGCGCGTCGGCGGAAACCGACTTTGAGAGGGCTTCGGAGGTAGACCGTTCTCAGAAATCGCTCGGTCGTGCTGATCAACAGACGGCGAAAGGAGTATTGTAGATATGAAGCAGGGTACATTGATTTATGATCGCAATGCCGAGCGATATGATATTCGGTTCGACGTGGATGTTTACCTTGGCGGACTTCACTGTGGAGACTGCCTTGATGTGTTTGCCGGTGGCCGCTGGAAGTCAACTCGCATCGAGATGGCGGCGGACTGGTATCTCGTCGGCATCCAATCCCATGATTTGAACGGTCTGAGGGTACGAGTATGAAGACACTCTTTAAGGAAGTGATCCTTCCGGTCTTTCTGGCCTTCTGCCTTGCATCATTCTTCAAGCCTATCTACATGGTGAATGGTCAATGTGACTACTTCCTCATGTGGATGCTGGTTGGCCTCCCATTCGGTTTTCGACGCATGAGCCTCTGGCTTATTCCTCGGGGCTTCGGACTCTCCGGTACGGTTGGCGTACTGGCTTTGAATCTCATCGTGGGTGGCCTTATTGGAGGGTTAGCCCTAATCGCCGGGGTACTGCTCGGCATCTTCCATACTATATGCGAGTTTATCTAAATATCTGAATTTGAGAGGGTTTGTTTCATACTCCACTGCGGAGCATGAAGCAAACCCTCTTTTTTTGTTGCCCTGAGCTGGCCTATCTGCCATTGCAGATTGCGGCGATGCGGCGGGAAAGGAGTTTTGAAATGAGTTACGCAACAGCCGCAAGGCTGCAAGCCTTTGAACTTCTCATGCAGGAAGTCCCCGGCTTTGACCACTATGACAGCGGGTGCGACGGGATCTGCCCTGAGTGCAGATCGTGTCGGTTTCACCGCCCCTTCTGGAAATATCAATCCTGCGTTTTCGAGGAATGCCCCTACTCCGTAAAGCCTCTCTCGACTCTGCGGGATGGCACACAGGAAAAGTGAGGTGATCCAGTGTGGCAGTTTACCGTGTAAAGAAAAACCGTGGCTACACGGTGATGTCGAACTACCATCTCCATGATAAACGGCTCTCCCTCAAGGCAGTAGGACTACTCTCCAAAATGCTCTCATTCAACGACGGTTGGAATTTTTCCACAAAGGGCCTCTCATCCATCTGCAAAGAAGGACCTGACGCTATTCTCTCCGCGCTTCGGGAGCTTGAAGAAGTCGGCTATCTGGTGCGCCAGCGAAGCAGGGACAGTATGGGCCGGATGAGTACGACAGTCTTTGAAATATACGAGCAGCCACAACGGGAAAATCCAGACGTGGAAAACCCACACGGGGAAAATCCCGCACAAATAAATACTAATAAAGTAATTACCAAAGAAGCAATTACTAATCCGATAAATTATCAATCCATCAATCTTGATGACCCTGATGGGATAGATAGGATGGACGAACGAGCGCGGTATGAAGAAATTCTACGGGATAATCTTGAGATAGACATTCTCGCTCAGGACAGTCGGTATGACTTGGAACGGGTCAATGAGATGCTGGACATCATGCTGGATGCCATTTGTTCCACCAGCCCTACAATCCGTATCAACGGCGAGGATATGCCGCAGCAAGTGGTCAAGTCACGCTTTCTGAAACTCAACAGCAGCCACATTGAATATGTTCTTCAAGCAATGAACGATTGTCCATCCAATATACGGAATATCCGGGCCTACTTACTCACCACACTCTATAACTCCGTAGCCACACTGGATAACTACTATGCAGCAATGGTCAATCATGATCTCAACGAGGACAGGAAGGCAGCACAGGGCTTTTCCCCGATCCGGGGGTCAGGGTAGCTGATGTGACACTTAGAGCATAACGGAGGTGGTCATTGATATACGAAATCTTCCGCAGTGTATTACCGCCTTAGAAACACAGAGAAAGAAAGGGTGTTCAAAATGAGAATGGCAAGCGAGACGGGGTGCTTCCCCTACAAGTCGGATCGGGTCTGCTTTATGGAAGTTGAACCTGACGGCGGCATCGTGCAGTTGCATACTAAGGCCGAAAAAAGGAATGCCTGTTTGAAGGCAATGGATGGGTGGTGCCGAATTTATGCGGTCTGGCCCGGTCAGTGGCGAAGCGACCTGTTCCTCGTGGATGACTTGGCGGCGTTTGGCGAGGCATACGGTCTCTAACTCGAATTAAATCGAAAACTCATTTTCAACGGAAGGAGGGTTTCATGCAGGACGAAATCAATGAAAAAATGGTTGCCCTTATCATCAAGGACGGAAAAATCTCGGCTGAGGTGTTGGAAAAGGCTCTCAAGAAGTTCGTGGAGGAAATTGAGAAGGCCGAAAAGACAGCATCTCAGCCGAAGTGCTATCGTGGCAAGCAGTCCGTCAAGCATCTCGTAGAGCAGAATGCGGCTATCAGCAACATTGAGGTCACAGATGGAAATATCAAGGCTTTTGAACGGACTGCTAACAAATACGGTATCGACTATGCGCTGAAAAAGGATACCTCGGAGCAGCCGCCTCGCTATCTGGTTTTTTTCAAGGGCAGAGATGTGGATGTCATGACGCAAGCCTTCAAAGAGTTCTCTGCGAAGAAGGTGCGGCAGAGTGAGCATCCTTCGCTGCGGCAGAAGTTGTCCCGTCAGATTGTGCAAGCGAGGACACAGCACAAGGAGAAAGTCAAACTCAAGGAGAAAGACAAAGGTGTTGAGCTATGACAGGTAAGCCGGATGTAAAAAAGCTCATTCTGCTTAACTTCCCCTACCTCTTCGCTTTCTACTTTGTGAACAAGATCGCATCGGTGTTCAGACTTGCACCGGGGACGGAGTTCTCTGACAAACTTTTTGGTGCCCTTGCCAACTTCGGCTCAGCATTCTCAAACCCGCTGCCCAGTTTCAATCCGATGGATCTGCTGGTTGGTGTTACGGGTGGTCTTCTTCTCAAGCTCGCAGTTTATATGCGAGGTAAAAACCGCAAAAAATTCCGCCAAGGGGTTGAGTATGGGTCAGCTCGATGGGGCCGACCGGAGGACATCAAGCCGTACACCGACCCAGTGTTCTCCAATAATGTAATTCTTACTCAGACTGAGGGCTTGACGATGAACAGCCGCCCGAAGGAACCGAAATACGCGAGAAATAAAAATGTGGTCGTTATCGGCGGTTCTGGCTCCGGCAAAACCCGGTTTTTCGTCAAGCCTAACCTGATGCAAATGCACTCATCGTATGTTGTCACCGATCCAAAAGGTACACTCTTGGTCGAATGCGGGAAAATGCTGGCCCGTGGCTCTCCGAAACTCGGGAAGGATGGCAAGCCCGTCAAGGACAAGCATGGCAGGGTTATATACGAGCCATACCGCATCAAAGTCCTGAACACGGTGAACTTTCGGAAGTCGATGCACTATAACCCCTTTGCCTATATCCGCTCCGAGAAGGACATCCTCAAACTGGTCAACACGATCATCGTGAATACGAAGGGAGATGGTGATAAATCAGGGGAAGATTTTTGGGTAAAGGCTGAAAAACTCTACTATACCGCACTGATCGGGTACATCTGGTACGAAGCCCCGGACAACGAAAAGAACTTCACAACTCTGTTGGAGATGATCAATGCTTCTGAGGCCCGTGAGGATGATGAGACGTACAAGAACCCTGTGGACCTCATGTTTGACGAGTTGGAGGCAAGAGAGCCTGATCACTTTGCAGTCAAGCAGTATCGCAAATATAAGTTGGCCGCTGGCAAAACCGCAAAGTCCATCTTGATTTCCTGCGGTGCGCGGCTTTCGCCTTTCGACATCGCTGAACTGCGAGAGCTGATGAGTTATGACGAACTCGAGCTGGATACCCTTGGCGACCAGAAAACAGCTTTGTTTGTGGTAGTGGCTGACTCAGACGACACGTTCAACTTTGTGGTCGCTATCATGTACTCCCAGCTTTTCAACCTCCTTTGCGACAAAGCAGATGATGTCTATAACGGGAGATTACCTGTTCATGTCCGCTGTATCCTAGATGAGTTTGCGAACATCGGTCAAATCCCGAAGTTTGACAAACTCATTGCAACAATCAGAAGCCGTGAGATTTCCGCCGCGATTGTCCTGCAATCCCAGTCTCAGCTCAAGACTATCTACAAGGACGCTTCGGACACCATCGTTGGGAACTGCGACAGTATGCTTTTTCTCGGCGGCAAGGAGAAGTCCACGTTAAAAGAGATCAGTGAAATACTTGGAAAGGAGACGATAGACCTATACAACACTTCGGAAACCCGATCTAACAGCAATTCCTATGGCTTGAACTACCAGAAACTCGGGAAAGCCCTGATGTCGGAAGACGAGATCGCCGTGATGGACGGCGGCAAATGTATTTTGCAGCTTCGAGGCGTGAGACCTTTTCTCAGCGATAAGTACGATATTACGAAGCATCCAAACTACAAGCTGCTGGCCGACTACCGGAAGGAGAACGCCTTCGACATTGAAAAATACCGATCCCGCAAGCTGGTGGTCAAGCCCGCGCAGCGGTTCGACCTCTATGACATGGGCGAGGTCGAGGCCGGTTAAAGCCCCGTCGATGCACTGCGCATGAGTCTTTGACTCGAAGCAGAACAACGACGGGGCTTATTTTTTTGTGCCCATTTTCAATATTTAACCACATCAAATCACAACAAAACGAACTTTCAGGAGGATTTATATGGCTTTTATTTCTCAGGCTGTCACCGTTCTGCAAACCCTCGTAGTCGCGCTTGGCGCAGGTCTCGCCGTGTGGGGTGTCATCAACCTCATGGAGGGGTATGGCAACGATAACCCCGGAGCCAAGAGCCAGGGCATCAAGCAGCTCATGGCCGGTGGTGGGGTCGTGCTGATCGGTACTACTTTGGTTCCTTTACTCTCTGGTCTGTTCTAAACGAGGCTTCTCAAGCCTGACCGAAAGGCGGTGAATTGTTGGGCTTTATCCTAGAAAAAATCGAAGAAGCGATCAAAGACCTTCTGATGGGGATGATCGAGAGCAACCTGACCAATATGTTCACCGATGTCAACGAGAAGGTAGGCGTGATTGCAACGGAGGTCGGGAAAACCCCCTCCACATGGAACAGCAGCATCTACTCGATGATCCGTGGGCTATCTGAAAGTGTGATTATCCCGATTGCGGGAATTATTATCACCTTCGTCCTGTGCTACGAGCTGATCTCCATGATTACCGAAAAGAACAACTTGCATGACATGGAGACATGGATGTTTTTTAAGTGGTTCTTCAAGGCTGCGGTGGCGATCTACCTCGTAACAAACACCTTTGACATCGTGATGGCTGTCTTCGACATCGGACAGAATGTTGTCTCCGGCGCGGCTGGTGTCATCAGCGGCGATACCAATATCGACATTCCAGAAACTATCGAAGCAATGAGAACGGGAATGGAAGCAATGGGGGTCGGAGAACTGCTTGGCCTTGCCATTGAAACGCTCATTATCAGCCTTTGTCTCAAAATCATGTCCATCCTGATCACGGTCATCCTCTACGGAAGAATGATTGAGATTTATTGCACCGTGAGCATTGCGCCAATCCCGATTGCAACAATGAGCAACCGGGAATGGGGCAGCATCGGAAACAACTACCTCAAAGGACTGTTCGCACTCGCCTTCCAAGGCTTCCTGATTATGGTCTGCGTGGGCATCTATGCCGTCCTCATCAACAACATGATCATTGCGGCCAATATCCATTCCGCTCTGTTTTCCGTTGCGGCCTATACCGTCATTCTCTGCTTCTCTCTTCTCAAGTCCGGTTCGCTGGCAAAGTCACTCTTCAATGCCCACTGAGAAAGGGGGTGAACCATGAAAAAGTACAGCATTATCTACGCCGACCCTCCGTGGCACTACGAGACATACTCGAAAAAGGGGCAAGGCCGGTCGGCTGAGAGCCATTACCCGACGATGAGCCTTGAGGACATCAAATCCCTTCCTGTTTCAAAGATTGCGGAAAAAGACTGTGCCCTGTTTCTATGGGCCACTTTTCCCTGTCTCCAAGAGGCTCTGCAAGTGATCGAAGCATGGGGATTCCGTTACAAGACGGTTGCCTTCGTCTGGATTAAGCAAAACCGGAAGAGCGACAGCCTCTTTTGGGGCATGGGCTATTGGACACGGGCCAATGCCGAGTTTTGTATCCTTGCAACCAAAGGGCATCCGAAACGGGTAAATCCCGGCATACATCAGGTCATCATGTCCCATATTGAAGAGCATTCCAAAAAGCCGGACGAAGCAAGAAACCGCATCGTCCAGCTCATGGGGGATGTTCCCCGCATCGAGTTATTTGCCCGTCAGTCTCCCAAAGGGTGGGACGTTTGGGGCAACGAAGTTTCGTCTGACATTGTTCTGTGAACAGGAGGCGTTGTTTGGAGCATTCGATTACCATTGGCTCATTGTTTGACGGGATTGGCGGCTTTCCCTACGCAGCATCTTTCTTCGGCGTGCAACCATTATGGGCAAGCGAGATCATCCCGGAATGTATTTCGATTACAAAAGCAAGAATACCACAGATGGCTCACTTGGGGGATGTAACAAAGATAGATGGTAGAAGCATCCCACCGGTCGATATTATCACCTTCGGCTCTCCTTGTCAGGGATTGTCCATCGCAGGTCGGAGACTCGGCATGGCGGATGAGCGGAGCGGACTATTTTCAGAAGCAATAAGAATAATCAATGAGATGCGGGAGGTGACACATGGGCGAAAACCCGAATTTGCAATATGGGAAAACGTGCCTGGAGCTCTGTCATCCGCAGCAGGATTTGACTTTAAGGCTGTGCTTGAAGCGTTCACAAAGGCCGAAATTCCAATGCCTAATTCTGGCCGATGGGCACGAGCCGGTTTGGTACGAAGCGGCGGAGTTGATCTCTCTTGGTGCGTGTACGATGCCCAATATTTCGGAACAGCACAGCGACGCAAGCGAATCTTCCTTGTCGCAGATTTTAGAGGAAAGCGTTCCGGCCAGATACTTTTTGTCCCCAAAAGCCTGCGAGGGTATTTTGAGGCGGGCGGAACGCCGAGGCAAGGAGCTGCCGCCTATTTTGAAAACAACCTTGGAAAGGCAGTCCAAGTGTTAAACGATCAGGGTGGAAGTTCAATTTCGGTAGAAAAACGAGCGATTTCACCTACCATCCGTTGTGAAACGCATGGACATCTTCCAATCGTTTCCTCAGTCCCCATGCCTGTGTTTGGATGTCAGGCATGGGGTTTTGATTTACAGCAGATCACCAGCAAGTTAAACCATACGACGCTTAAACCCGTCCAGCCAACGCTTTGTGCGGCATCATCTCCTCATGTTGTTGCTTATCCCAAAATCACGGGAACACTTTGCGCATCGGGCGCTGGCCTTTCCCGAACAGCAGGGATGGCAAATGAAACCGACTTGTGTATTATCCCTCCGCACATCGATCTCAGCAGCCAAGTTCGCTTTGCTCGCCGCCTCACTCCGAGAGAATGCGAACGACTTCAAGGCTATCCCGATGACTGGACGGCACGGGGAGTAGACGGAAAGGCAATCAGTGATACCAAAAGGTATCAAATGCTCGGTAATAGCATTGCGGTTCCATGTGTGGCTTACATCATGCAAGGGATAACAGATTCTATGCGAAAGGAGGCTTCCGATGGCGTTTGTGCCTGTCCCGAAGGATCTGAACCGGGTTAAAACAAAGGTCATGTTTAATCTGACCAAAAGACAGCTCATTTGCTTTGCCTTGGCCGCAGCGGTAGGAGTTCCCCTGTATTTTCTTACCAAACCCAGCCTCGGCACAAGTACAGCGGCTATGCTTATGGTCGCACTGATGCTGCCTTTCATTTTCTTCGCACTCTACGAAAAGGACGGCCAACCGGCGGAAAAAATCCTTGCCCACATGGTCAAGGCCATGTTTCTCCGGGATAAGGTGCGTCCATATCGAACAAACAATCTATACTCCGCTATTCAGCGAGAAATTCAGAAAAAGGAGGAACCGTGCATTGAGCAGCACCAGAAAAAAAGCAGATAAGGCCAAGCAGACCGTCCGCAATGGCAGGGTCTTCGGTGACGCGCTCTCCGCTGACGAGAAGAAGAAAATCGTCATGGCAAAGAAGAAGGGACGCAGCGCAAAGAAGGCACGGATGTCTGCACAGCAGACGATTCCCTATGTGGAGATGTGCCGGGACGGTATCTGTAAGGTGAACAGCAGCCTCTATACGAAAACAGTCCGTTTCTACGACATCAACTATCAGCTCGCTCAGAACGAGGATAAGACCAGCATTTTTGAGAACTGGTGTGACTTCTTGAACTTCTTCGACAGCTCTATCTTTGTCCAGCTCTCCTTCGTCAATCAGCGGACAGACATCAACGAGTTCAAGAAGACCATTCATATTCCCACCCGTGCGGATGCCTTTGATGACATCCGCAGCGAGTATTCCGAGATGCTGCAAAACCAGCTTGCCAAGGGAAACAATGGGCTTCTCAAGAAGAAGTACATCACGTTTGGGATTGAGGCGGACAGCCTTCGTGCCGCCAAGCCGAAGCTCGAACGCATTGAAGCAGACATCCTCAATAATTTCAAGACGCTCGGGGTCAAGACGGAGCCGTTGTCGGGCTACGACCGGCTGAGGGTGCTGCATGATGTGTTCAACATGGACACGAACGAGCCATTCCGTTTTTCCTATGACATGGTGGCCCGGACGGGCCTTTCCACAAAAGACTTCATCGCTCCTACCTCGTTTGACTTCCGCGAAGGGAAATACTTTCGGATGGGCAAGACCATCGGTGCGGTTAGTTTTCTGCAAATCCTTGCGCCTGAACTTAATGACAGGATGTTGGCTGATTTTCTCGACATGGACAGCAACATCACGGTCAATTTTCATATTCGGAGCATTGATCAGGCTCAGGCGATTAAGCGTATCAAGTCGAAAATCACTGACCTCGACAAGATGAAGATTGAAGAGCAGAAAAAAGCCGTGCGAAGCGGATATGACATGGAAATTATCCCGTCCGACCTTGCTACCTACGGCGGTGAAGCGAAGCGGTTATTGCAGGACCTTCAGACCCGGAACGAGCGTATGTTCCTCGTCACTATCATCCTCATGAATACCGCCTCCAACCGGCAGAAGCTCGAAAATGCCATTTTCCAGACCGCCTCCATCGCCCAGAAGTACAACTGTGCCCTCAAACGTCTGGACTTCCAGCAGGAAGAGGGCCTGATGTCTTCTGTGCCCATTGGTCTCAATCAAATCGAGATTGAGCGGGGGCTGACCACTTCCTCCACGGCCATTTTTGTTCCCTTTACCACGCAGGAATTGTTTCAGGGCGGCGAGGCTTTATACTACGGCCTCAACGCACTGAGCAGCAACATGATCATGGTGGACAGGAAACAGCTTAAAAACCCGAACGGACTGATTTTGGGTACACCCGGCAGCGGCAAGAGCTTTTCCGCCAAACGGGAAATGACGAACGCCTTTCTCGTCACGGATGATGACATTATTGTCTGCGATCCCGAGGCAGAATATTATCCCCTCGTCCAGAAACTCGGCGGTCAGGTCATCCGTGTATCTCCTGTCAGCCCAGACTACATCAATCCCCTCGACATCAATTTGAACTACTCCGAAGAGGAAAATCCGCTGACGCTCAAGTCAGATTTCATTCTCTCCATGTGCGAGTTGATTGTCGGCGGAAAAGACGGCTTACAGCCGGTGGAGAAGACCATCATTGACCGTACAGTCCGCATGGTCTATCAGGATTATCTCGCTGACCCCGTGCCTGAGAAGATGCCCATTCTCGAAGACCTTTACAATACGCTTCTCAGTCAGAAGGAGCCGGAAGCCCAGCGCATTGCAACGGCACTGGAAATCTATGTTCACGGCTCGCTGAATGTATTTAACCATCGCACAAATGTGGATGTCAACAACCGTTTCGTCTGCTACGACATCAAGGAATTGGGCAAGCAGCTCAAGAAACTTGGTATGCTCATCGTGCAGGATGTGCGCTTTGTTTCTTGTTAATCTCCATAGAAATATGGAACAAAGCAAGACAGATTTCTAATGAAATCTGAACTCTATATTCGATTTGACAGGGGAAGTTTCTGTCTGACCCGGTGTGACGGGTTACAAAAATTCTAATCTCCGACGTGCATTTCATTGTGACAGGTGAATTGTACGAAGCTCGGTGAAAAGCGGGGAAGAAGCTTGAGACAGCTTGGATAACCGCAAGAAGCTATAAATTAGTCATGTCCAGTATATTTTGTTGCAATCGACAAAAGTCCTGAGTGTAAGGCTCGTAAACGATGGGATGATAACACAGCCATCCTCCCCATGTGGGGTGCTGTCGCCGTTGAAATATGTCTTGGTGGAAAACGGCAGAAAACCGGAATGGTCGAATGTCACTGGCAATCAATCACACAAGCCAGTGATGGCAGCCGGGTCAGAGGGACGGGCTAAAACTAAATGTAAAGCTAGAATATAGGGAACAAAGGAACCGTGGACGGCGCTCCGGTACATGCCGGTGCAAGTAAGGTGTCACCCTTGCCGCACAGGTAGGAAATGACCTGTTAATCCACGGGGCATCAGCCCGTAGTAGTGATGAAGCTCCTGTAATGGGAGTGGAGCGAAGGGGCATAGTCAATATGGATTCGTATGTGAACAGAAAGTCGAGGAAGCCGTAGGCAAACCTGACTAAAACCAGAAACACAACCTCGGAAGGAGGTGGTGCGTATGGCACAACAATTCGACTGCCCAAAAACTGAAACTGAATTACGCACTTTGTTAGACGAATTGTATCAACAAAGCAGGAAAGCCAGACAGGAAGGAAAATACCCTGCCTTCAAAGGCTTACTGGAAATTATGTCAGCAGAAACAACGATTGTGACTGCAATTCACAATATCAAGAGCAATCATGGGAGTGATACTCCCGGTGTCGATAACAAGACTATGCGGCGGGAATATCTGCAAAAACCCTACCGATGGGTTATTAACGACATCCAGAGAGCTTTTGAAAAGTTTGAAGCACAGAAAATACGCAGGAAATATATTGACAAACCGGGGAAAAAGGAAAAGCGTCCGTTAGGTATTCCTACAATACGGGACCGCATTGTACAGGAATGTATGCGTATCGTGTTGGAACCCATTGTAGAAGCGCTATTCTTTGAACATTCTTATGGTTTCCGCCCAATGAGGGATACGGCAATGGCGCTGGAAAGACTGAATTTCATCACTTTCCACACAGGTTATTACTGGTTTGTGGAAGGAGACATCAGTAAATGTTTCGACTATATCGACCACGCTATACTTCTTCGCAGACTATATCATTTGGGAATTAAAGACCGGCGTGTGCTTCAAATCATCAAACAAATGCTGAAAGCAGGCGTTCTTGATGAATGTGAAGTAAATGAAGAAGGCACTATGCAGGGCGGGATTATCAGCCCTCTGCTTGCAAATGTCTATCTCGACATTATGGATGAATGGGTAACAAAACAATGGGAACTGAAAAACACCACCCACAAATACAATCAGGATTCCGCAAAAAGAAGGGCATTGAAAAAGACCAGACTGGTGCCGGGATTCCTAGTGAGGTATGCCGACGATTTTGTAATTATTACAGATAGCCGGGAACATGCTGAATTTTGGAAATCATCGTTAAAGGAATTTCTGGAAACAGAGATGAAGCTGACATTATCCAAAGAGAAAACACTGATTACGGATGTAAGAAAGAAACACGCCACATTTCTCGGATACGAGTTTAAGGTAGTAAAGGGGAAAGGCGAACATGGTTATGTTACCAGAACACAGCCGGACAGAGAAAGACTGAAACGCAAAGTTGATGTGATAGCGGATAATATTAAGAAAATCCCACGGGATACAAGCCGTGAAAAGCTGATTGATGAAATCAATCGGATTAACAGCCAGATACGAGGGGTCATCCAGTATTATCAATGCTGCACATGGGTTAGCGTGAGCATGGACAAATATGGCAGAAAGATACAACTTGCAGCGAGCCGCCGGCTCAAACAGTATAAAGGGAAATGGATTCGAGCCAAAGATACGCAGAACCTTCCCCGAATACACCAGAATTACAGGCAAAAGATACCTTCTGTCAAATACCGTGACATCTATGTTGGAGTTACATCGCTCACGTTCTGTAACTGGCAGGAAACGAGAGGGAAAAATCCAAAAGAAACGCCCTATACTGCCGAAGGACGGGAAATCAATTTCAGGCGCACTAAGAAGAAGCGCATACAAGCCAGATTGGATGATGTGTATTCAGAAAATGCGTCAATCGCTGTCTTAAAGGGTAAATGGGGCTATCTGAACAATTTTGAGTTTGTCATGAATAAGGCATACGCCCTGAACCGTGACCGGCTCAAATGCAGGGTTTGCGGAAAATGGTTGATAGACCATGCTCCATACACCCATAGAATTAACCCATATCTTCCGCTGGATAAAGTAAACCGTGTCAACAACCTTATATCAGTACACAAGAAATGCTCTATGGCGATTAACACGCCGGGCATGGACATCAGTGATTATGAAAAACAAGTGCAAAAGAAGATTTTAAGTTATAGGGAAAAACTGGTAGTTTCACATACACGCAACAACTAATCCGTATTGATGGAGCGCCGTGTGCGACGAAAGCCGCACGCACGGTGCGACGTGGGGGAAAATCCGTCCTGACTACCATATCGGGAGATATGGCAAAAGCGGCGGATTACCTATCACAATCAGGTGTGGAACAGGGTGACGGTCAACCGTGCCCATCACAAGACTACCCGTTACTACATGGATGAGTTCCATCTTTTGCTCAAGGAAGAGCAGACGGCGGCGTACAGTGTGGAAATCTGGAAGCGATTCCGCAAGTGGGGTGGTGTGCCGACCGGGATCACCCAGAATGTAAAGGATCTGCTGGCATCGCGTGAGGTTGAAAACATTCTGGAAAACAGCGACTTTATCTACCTCTTAAATCAGGCGAGCGGAGACCGTCAAATCCTCTCCAAGGCTTTGAATATCTCCCCGAGCCAGCAGAACTACATCACAAACTCCAATGCCGGTGAGGGCCTGATCATCTATGGCTCCACCATCGTCCCCTTCAAGGACAACTTCCCGAAGGAGACTACTTTGTACCGCATCATGACCACCAAACCCGAAGAAATTGCTTAACATAGGAGGAACGAATATGAACTTCGACTATAAAAACATCACCATGGAAGAGCTGGAAGACCTTTTCGGAGACAGCGATGTGAAGCTGCCCTATCTGGAAGTCATGTCCGGCCTTTTTGATGTCTGCGACCTGATGACCGACACTATTGAGCTGGTCAACCTTATCCGCAAGGAGTCCACGCTGAAAAAGCACCACCGCCCCTATCTCCATGTCCGGGATGTGCTGGAAGAGAAGGCTGAGGCCACAATGCAGCGCGTATCTGAACTGTACCAGAATGCTCTTATGCGGGTGGCAAAGGGCTTCCCCGAGGTCAGCTCTTGTGAGGACTGGGAGGACTACGACCGCTGCAAGTGTTCCACTGTCCGAGAAGAGGACGATAACTGCTGCCCCGCTGCGCCGGAAACAGTGCCCATCTCCAAAGATAAATACGATGGCATGGTGGAGGATCTGCTGACCATGGCCGACCTCATTGATATGGTCTGCGATATGCGAACTCAGGACGCAAAGAACATCCATGAGTTGGGCAAATACGTCCCCGCCTATGCCGCTTTCGAGAAGAACCGGCTGAGCGTTTACCGGAACGCCGCGAAAGAGGCCGAAGAGATCATTGACCGATGGGAAGATGACCTTGAGGAAGAGGACGATGAGCCGGATGAGTATTTCTCCGACTAAGACATCGCAGTTAATCCTCGCGGAGTATATAGGTTGTCAGCAGTTCAAGAAACTCCCCAACGGATGGCTTCTTTGTCAGAGGATAATCCTTCGCCATCTCTGACAGGAGGACTGGGTTGACCTTCCAAGCCCTTGCGATAATCGTCCGAAAATTCCGGTCAACGGACCCCCATGAGCAGTTAAACTCCCGAGCAACCTCCTTACAAACGGACTCCCGTACTGCGCTTAGGCGTTCCGGCTCTTTTGTAGTGAGTTCAAGGGCACAGCATAGCTGACGGAATCCCTTGTACCGTCCGCTCAGTCCCAGAGGCCGCAGGACAACTCGTAGGTCTTTCATAAGTAACACCGTCCTTGAAGTATTTGAAGGTGATTATATCACTACTTCCAACAAGGAAATACTTTTCGGACACTTTTCGACATTTATTCTTCAAATCTGACAATTCAGTAAAGGAGTGACAGCGATAGAACTTGACCACATTTATACCGGCGACTGTATCTCTGTCCTGAAAGGACTGCCGGATGCAAGCGTACATTGCTGCGTGACCTCCCCTCCGTACTATGCGCTCCGGGATTATGGCGTGGACGGCCAGATTGGACGGGAGCCAACACCGGGGAAATATGTAGAACGGTTGACAGGGGTATTCAATGAAGTCAGGCGCGTCCTGCGCCCTGATGGGACGCTCTGGCTCAACATCTCAGATACCTATGCAGGGAAAGGCAATCAGGGTGACTTTGTTGATCCGAAGAACCCGAAAGGACGAAATGGACAGGCTATTGCGCTGAACCACAAGGTAGAGGGCTGCAAGGCAAAGGATATGATCGGGATACCTTGGATGCTGGCGTTTGCCCTGCGGGAGGCCGGTTGGTATCTTCGCAACGACATCATCTGGATGAAAGAAAATCCAATGCCTGAGAGCGTCAAGGACAGATGCGCCCGCTGCTATGAGCATATCTTCCTCTTCTCCAAGTCAAAAAAGTATTTCTTTGACCATCTGGCAATCGCTGAACCGGTGGCTCAGTCCACCGTGGCGAGGATGAAGCGTGGGATCAGCAGCAGGAACAAATTCAGTCAGGCTGTCCCCGGCCAGAACCAGCAGCAGACGATGAACGAGCGCCCGGCCCCGTGGGGCGGGGGCCATTACCGATGAGATGATCCCGACGCTTCGGAATAAGCGGGATGTGTGGGTCATCAACACTGTCCCATTCAAGGGCGGTCACTATGCGGCATATCCGCCTAAGCTGGTGGAGACCTGTCTGCTCGCCGGATGTCCCGAAGGCGGCATAGTGCTTGACCCCTTCTTCGGGAGCGGTACAACGGGACTTGTAGCGAAGCAGCTCAATCGCCACTATATCGGAATTGAACTTAATCCCGCCTATACAGAGATGGCGCACAATCGAATCGGAGGTGATCCAGATTGCCCCGCGAAAAGTTGAAACCAAAGGACAAGGTAGTCCTGCGTATGACCAGAGACGGCGCGATTGAGGACAATCTGACCGAAGGTACATCGGAGCGCATTTCCTCCCGGCTTGAAGAAGGGCAGCTTCTCAAGCCAAGAGAGACGGATGTTGACCTTACCGCCGTATTATCTGAGCGGCATGGCCGCGCTCAGGGTAGACCGGAAGAGGAAGATGCTTCTGTGCTTCCTGATGGTTCCACGTCTCCGCTGCCCCTCCATATTGAGGGGCAGCATTCCACATCTGCCAGTGTGGGAAGTATCCTCGCCCATACCGCTGTAACGGATGCCGTTCGTAAGGCAAAACCGGTGGAGGGAGCGGTAGCCGACATCCAGCTTGCTCCTTCTGCTTCGACCGGTGGTGAGAGCGTTGGTAATGTGACTTCCCGCAAAATCCAGCGGCTTGAGCGTCGCTCTGATGCGCTGCATGAGCGGCTGGATAAAGCAAGGGATAAACTTCCCACCAAGAAAGTCATCAAGGCGGAGCGGACTTTCGACGAAGAAACCGGCAAGGCAAAGACCAAGCTCCACTTCGAGGACGAACTAAAAACACCGAAAAGCCCAAGTAAACTGCAATTTGAGGCAAAGAAGACCGCTACCAAAGCCGGCGACACGGTTGGCTCTGCGTTCCACGCTAAAATCCATGAATACGAGAAGGATAACGCTGGCGTGGAGGGTGCCCATAAGACAGAGATTGCTACGGAGGGTGTTGTCCGTAAACTCTCCCATCACAGTCAGGTCAAGGCGAACAAACCCTATGAAAAGGTGTCCCGCCTTGAGCATAAGGCGAGTGTGGCAGATACGAAGCTCCACTATGAGCGGACTGTGCAGGAAAACCCTGAGTTGCGCAGTGGTACGCTGAACAAGTTTTATCAGAAACACCGGATACAAAAGGAGTATGCGGAGGCGCGGAAAGCCAGTACGGGAGCGGCATCTGCCGTAACCAACAAGACCGGCAAATCTGTTCGTGAGAAAGCGGCGGATAAGGTCAGGGAGTTCATTGCGAACAGTAAGAAAACACTGATCTGGCTCGGGGTCGGCGTGGGTTGCATCGTCCTGTTTGCAGCGGCATTCAGTTCATGCACAGCCATGTTCACTCAGGCCGGTCAGGGAATCATTGCGTCTTCCTACCTGAGTGAGGACGAGGCCATGCTTGGTGCGGAGCAGCAGTATTGTCAGATGGAAACAGATCTTCAAGAGATGCTTGACAACTACGAGGCCACACACAGCTACGACGAGTATCACTTCGATTTGGATGACATCGAGCATGACCCTTATGTACTGATCTCCATCCTCTCCGCCCTCCACGAGGCCGAGTTCACGTTGGATGAAGTACAAGGGACGCTGGAAATGCTGTTCGATAAGCAGTACATCCTCACTGAAAATGTAGTGGTGGAGACACGATACCGCACAGAGCGGAGAACAGACAGTGAGGGCCATTCGTACACTGTTCGCGTTCCCTATGACTACTACATCTGCTATGTGACACTGGAAAACTTCAATCTCAGCCATGTTCCGGTTTACATCATGTCCGAAGACCAGCTCTCCATGTATTCTGCCTATATGTCCGTGGTGGGCAACCGTGAGGACCTGTTCCCGGACTCCGAGTATGTGGATAAATACATCAATAATCCCCCGGAGGAATACGAGGTCAACCCGGACTACCTGACGGATGAGACCTTTGCGACACTCATCGAGGAAGCGGAGAAATATCTGAACTATCCCTATGTATGGGGCGGATCAAACCCCTCTACCTCCTTTGACTGCTCCGGCTTTGTCTCCTATGTGCTGACCAACAGCGGACTTGTGAATACCGGTCGCCTTGGCGCACAGGGGCTTTACAATATCTGCTCGCCGGTATCCAGAAGCGAAGCAAAACCGGGAGACCTGATTTTCTTCCAAGGCACCTATGAAACCACCGGCGTATCCCATGTGGGTATCTATGTGGGTGACAATGTGATGTTGCACTGCGGAGACCCCGTGCAGTATTCCTCCATCAACACCTCCTACTGGCAGTCCCATTTCCTTGCCTTTGGGAGACCAAACTACTGATTGAAAGGAGCGACGCGATGAACCCGAAATACGATAAACTCTGTGCTGACCTCATCAAGGCCGAGAAGAAATTCGAGGACCTTCAGGCACAGATCAAGGAAATGCGTGAGAAGAAGACCGAGATGGAAAACCTTGAGATCATCAACACCGTCCGGGCTATGGTGATGGACAAGGATCAGATTATGGCTTTTCTCGCCACTATGCAGGGCGGCAATGCGGAGCAGCCGAAGCCCATGCTCTCGGATAATGCGAAAACGGAGGTGACTGACCATGACTAAGCGAAAAGGATTGAGAATGCTGCCTTTGATCGTACTCTTTGCGATGCTGTCCTGTGGTTTCGCCTCTCCCGCCTACGCTTACGCAGATGACACCGAACAGGACCTCCCCATTACGGAAGCCACTAAGCCGGAAGAGGTAACGGAAGAGCCTCCTGTCTCCGCTACTCCGACCCCGGACACAGAGGCGTTCGATGGCGAGGGAAACGCCTACACAAGGGACTTGCTCTATGATAAGGCCACCAATAAGCAGTTCATCACCGTACAGTCCAAGAGCGGCAATACCTTCTACATCGTAATCGACTATGATGCGCCCATCAACGAGGAAGAAGAGCAGTACCAGACCTACTTCCTCAATCTGGTAGATGAAACCGATCTGATGTCCCTGCTGGATGATGAGACCGCAGCGGAACTGACCACTTGCGTTTGCACAGATAAGTGTGAGGCTGGTGACGTTAATACTGAGTGCCCTGTATGCAAAAACAACATGAGCGAATGCACGGGTGCTGCTCCGGTGCCGGACAAGAACGATAGCGAGGAATTAAGCGAAGCTGAACCGGAGAAAACCGAGAGTTCGGTAAATATCGGTATGATCATTGCTGTGGTTGCCATTATCGGAATCGGCGGCGCTGCTTACTACTACTTCAAGTTCATTCGCGGCAAGAAAGAAACGGAAGAGGATCTGGATTTCTTCGATGATGAGGACTACGAGGAAGAGCCTTACGTCAATGAAGACGAAGTGACGGAGACGGATACCTCCGATGAGGATGAAGAAGAAACGGAGGAAAAACAGGAATGATTTTGGTCATTGCGGAGAAACCCAGTGTTGGACAGTCCATTGCGAAGGTCTTAGGCGCGTCAAAACGCAGAGAAGGCTTTCTTGAGGGCAATGGCTATATCGTCTCGTGGTGTGTGGGGCATTTGGTCGGACTGGCTGATGCTTCCCACTACGATGATCGGTTGGCGAAGTGGCGGTATGATGATCTGCCCATTGTTCCTTTGGACTGGAAATTTGAGGTCTCCACGGATAAGGCACAGCAGTTTCATGTACTGTCTGATCTGATGGAGGACCCCCGCGTGGACGAACTGGTTTGCGCTACGGATGCAGGGCGCGAAGGGGAACTGATTTTCCGGCTGGTATATCATCAGGCTGGATGCACAAAACCCTTCAAGCGGCTGTGGATCAGTTCACTCGAAGACGAGGCAATCCTTGATGGATTTGCTCACCTTCGGGACAGCAGCGAGTATGATGCGCTGTATGAGGCCGCACTGTGCCGGTCAAAGGCGGACTGGATCGTGGGCATCAATGGGACAAGACTGTTCACTACGCTCTATCACAAAAAGCTACTTGTTGGCCGTGTGCAGACCCCGACGCTGGCAATGCTTGTTCAGCGGGACAGCAGGATCAACTCCTTCAAAAAGGAGAAATACTTCAATGTCCATATCGCTGCGGATGGCCTGACTGCGGACTTGGAAAAGGTCAAAAGTGAAGAGGATGCAAAGAAAAAGAAGCAGCGGAGCGAGACACAGAACGCCGATGAGTCGTCGTTTCTTCTCTTGAAAAGACGCAGAAGACAGCAAATCCGCCCAAACTCTATGACCTGACCACCTTGCAGCGGGAGGCGAACCGATATTACGGGTTCACGGCACAGCAGACCCTCGATCTTGTGCAGTCCCTTTACGAAAAGAAGCTCCTGACCTACCCCCGGACAGACAGCCAGTTTGTCACCGATGATATGTCCGACACGGTGCGCCGGGTGGTCTCCCTCGTCTATCGCTTTATTTCTCTCTTCCATGAGATGGAGGTGGAGCCAGACATCAAGCGGGTCACGAACAATGCAAAAGTCACTGACCACCATGCGATTATCCCCACGGCTCAGCTTGAAAAGCAGGATCTGTCCACTCTGCCAGTTTCTGAGCAGAAAATTCTCAACCTTGTCGCCATGCGTCTCCTTGCCGCCACCGGTGAGAAACACGTCTATGAGGAAACCGCCATCACTATCACCTGTGGGGGCTATTCCTTCAAGGCAAAAGGCAAAACCATTGTCCGTACCGGTTGGAAAGCGGTTGAAACGTGCTTCCGCACCTCGCTCAAGGACCAGGATATAGAAGAGAAAGACAAAATAGATGCGGAGAAGTTTTTGCCGGTTCTGACGGAGGGCCAGTCCATTCCTGCGGTTGCGGCCACATTCACGGAGCATTTCACTCAGCCACCGAAACCATACTCGGAAGATACTCTCCTGTCGGCCATGGAGACGGCTGGCAATGAAGACTTCGATGAGGACACAGAGAAGAAGGGCCTCGGTACTCCGGCGACACGGGCTGGAATTATCGAAAAGCTGGTGAAGAGTGGCTTTGTCCAGCGGAAGGGCAAGTCTCTCGTTCCGACGAAAGATGGGAACAACCTGATTTGCGTCCTGCCGGAACAGCTTACTTCTCCCGCCATGACTGCTGAGTGGGAAAACACGCTCATGCAGATCGAACGAGGCGGCGCGGACGCTTCGGCTTTTCTTGACGGTATCGTGGAAATGACATCCGAGCTGGTTAAAGCGTATCCGTTCCTTTCCGATACGGAGGCAAAACGGTTTGAAAGCGAAAAGGAGGTCATTGGAAAGTGCCCTCGCTGTGGTTCTCCGGTCTATGTGGGCAGGGGTAACTTCTACTGCTCAAACAGGTCTTGTTCATTCTGCCTGTGGGAGGACAACAAATTCTTTTCCAGCAAGAAAAAGAAGCTGACGAAGAAGATCGCCAAGGAATTGCTGGAAAAGGGCTGGTCCTGCGTCAAAGGGCTTTATACTCCGAAGCGGCCTGAGCCTTACGATGCGATTATCCGACTGGCAGACACGGGCGGGAAGTATGTCAGCTTCAAGCTCGACTTTGAGAGCAACGGGAAAAAGTGAGGCTTACCTGTCGGAAGCCCCCTTTGTCAGCATTCGGACTTCATTGCCTCTCAATTCAAAGATGTATTCCAGAGAGTAGTCTTTGCGCAACAGCACTTCGCTAAGGGTGAGGAAGTTCAGTGGGATGTGATACCTCCTGAACTGGCGGTCGCTTTCAATCTTCTGGATTACACGTTGGTCGATCTTCCTGCGGTTTTCCCGTACAGCGGTGCGCAGATCATCCCATGTCTGAAACATAAAGCGTGGCAGACCGACCAGAACACGGATGCGGTCGAATGTTCCTGTGTTCATGTTCTCAGGGACACGCTCAAACTCAGGAGAATGGATCTGCTGAATGAGCTGGTCGATATATGGAAGCTGCGCTGCCGATTTCGGCTCCAAGTCTGTTTCGAGAAATACTCTGGCGCAATCTGTCAGTGTCATTCCGGGATTAAAGTTCGTCACCGCTTTGACCCAGACATTCATATTAAAAGATGCGAAGTCTTTGACTTGAAAGAGGTGAAATTTTACGCGCCTTTCATACGGGAAACGGGTCGATCCCTTATCCATTGTATAGGTTTCTGCATCGTCAAAGAAAAAGGTGTTCCCGCCGCTCTGCCGGATAGGACAATTCAGAATGTCCGACTCCAAGAGGTAATCCCTTATCAGGGCAACTAAATCCTCATCCGTCAGGCTGCGGATGTAATCCTTCATCTCAGGAAACAGATGCGTTTCAACATTGAACCTGAGATCATGCCGGGGCTGGAATGCCTTAGCTGCTTTCTCCCATATCTCATGCTCAATAAAAGAGGGAGTCCATAGAGGTTCGTTATCGGGACGCTCCGAAAGCCATTTCTCCCCTACACGAATGAAGTATGCAGAAGAATTGAAGATAAAAAGGATGTCGGTGTCATTCTTGCGTGGCTTTCGTGCAATCGGTTTATTCAGTATGCCGTCTTCAACAAGTTTTCCAGCCAGAACACGAGCAGCCATGCTATACGCACATTTTCGTCCCGATGACTTGTCTATGGATTTCATTAGAAAACCCTCCGTCTAACTTAGCTGGAAATATAGTACACCGGATTTACGCATCAAGCAAGGACGCATGATGCCTTGACAAGAGAATCTTTTCATCGAATAGAAACAGGAGGTGGTCAATGAGCAGGCCAAAATATATTGCCTCGTGCAGCGGAGGCAAGGATAGCGTAGCGACCCTTCTTCTTGCTGCGGAGAAAAACGAGCCTCTGGATGAAGTCATTTACAGTGAGGTGATGTTTGACCAGAATACCAGCGGCGAGGTCCCTGAGCATCGGGACTTCATCTATCAGAAGCTCAAGCCGTTCGTCGAAAAAGAACTTGGCTGTAAATTCACCATGCTAAGAGGAACCAAAACCTACGATGACGTGTTCCATCACATCATTGTGAGAGGCTCTTACAAGGGCATGACCCGTGGCTTTGTCTGGCCGGGAATGTGTGCGGTAAATCGGGACTGTAAAATGCCTCCCCTCCGCAAATACCATAAAGCGCAGTCTGAGGATACTCGCAGCTATGTAGGGATTGCACTGGATGAGCCGAAACGACTTGCCAGACTGGATCACGAGAAGGACATCAGCCTTCTTGCCAAGTACGGTATGACAGAAGAAGATGCGCGGCGGTTGTGTGAAAAGCATAATATGCTCTCGCCGTGTTATGCACATTCCAAACGCAACGGGTGTTGGTTTTGCCCGAACGCTGCGAACACGGAACTCTCCCACATGGTCAATCAGCATACAGACTTATTTGACCGGCTGATTGAGTGGGAACACACCAGTAACCTATATCATCGTCGATTGACCAGAACGGAAACCCCGTCTGAGGTAAAAGCTCGCCTGTTGAGCAAGCCACAGACGGGGCTTATTTTATCCTGAATCATGAATGGAGGGTTATATGCCTACACCAAAAAGCGTCCAGCAAGTCAGGGAGATCACTGAACGGCTGGAACAGGGCATCAAGGATCTCTTTGAATCTGAAAAGTACAAAGAATACCTTTGCACGATGTCCAAGTTTTACAATTACTCTTTCCGAAATACAGTCCTCATCGCAATGCAGCGGCCCGATGCAACTTACGTTGCCGGTTACAACTCTTGGAAGAAAAACTTCGACCGCCAAGTGAAAGCGCAGGAACATGGTATCAAGATATTGGCTCCCGCGCCCTACAAAGTCCAGCAGGAACAGACAAAACTTGATCCCGTCACGCAGAAACCGGTGCTGGACGCTGACGGCAAGCCGGTGAAAGAGGTTGTGGAAACCACGCATCCCGCTTTCAAGGTGGTTACGGTGTTTGATGTCAGCCAGACGGAAGGCAAAGAACTTCCTGAGATAACCGTCAATGAGCTGACCGGTTCTGTGGAGAATTATGCAGCCTTCTTTGAGGCGTTGAAACAGGAATCTCCGGTGCCCATTTCCTTTGAAAATATCCCGAATGGAGCAAAGGGCTTCTACTCTCATGTGGAGGCCCGTATCGCCATTCAGGAGGGAATGAGCGAGGTGCAAACGGTCAAAACGGCCATTCACGAGATTGCCCATGCCAAGCTCCATGCGGTAGGCCCCGATGACAAAGTGGCTCCCGAGGAAAAGAAAGACCGGCGCACAAAAGAGGTCGAGGCAGAGAGCGTGGCGTACACAGTATGCCAGCGGTTCGGAATCGAGACCTCAGACTATTCTTTCGGCTATGTGGCCGGTTGGTCTTCGGACAAGGATGTCAAGGAACTGAAAGGTTCTCTTGAAACCATTAAGCGCACAGCGGCGGAGATGATTGAGAGCATCGACGCCAAGCTCAAAGTGCTGCTGTCCGAGCAGGAGCAGCACCGCAAGACGGAGATCGCGGTGGAATCCGCTGGCAAGGGATTCATCGAACTTCATGAGACGGACGGAGGTTACGACTACTCCGTCTACTCTACTGACATGAAACTTCTGGATGGCGGAGTCATAGAGGTCCCGGAGTGTTCCATTCAGGAGGCCGTCCAGCGGCTCAGCATGGAATACGATCTGCCTGATCTGATGGTTTTGCCTGACTACGAAGGCTTTCAGGACAAGGTGGTGAGAGTAAACGCTGTCAGCGATGTTCCCATCTACAACGAGACTGCAAATTACGCCTACGAAGCCGGTGAAATGGAAGCGTATCATGCTTCTCTGGATGCGAATATCTCCTGTCGGGACGCGATTGAACGGGCTATTTCGGATTGCTACCGGGACAACTGCCTTAATTCCAAAGAGGCCGTGAAGAGCGTTTTGAGTCAGTTCTCCGATGAGCGTGTGAAATATGTCCTTGCGGCAACTATTCAGGCCAAAGATCATGATGGAAGGATCTCCCGCGAGAATAAGGAATGGGCGAAGTCCGTTGATGTCAACTCAGAAACCGCCCCCCGTTTTATGGTCGATTTGGTCAATCCGGGCCTGTTAGACCTTTTTTCATCGGAGTTCCAGCGTCAGACGGATAGGCCAGACATGACGCATACCACCGAAGCCTCGGAGCAGATCAAAGCGGAGGTCACGCAGGAAAAGGCAGAGACGGCCCCCGATGAGACCAGCGTTTCCACCCCGCAGGGGACGGAGAAAGCGGCTCCTGTCCGGCACAAGCTCACTTCGACGGAGAAAGAGATCAAGGAAGCCGTCATGGATGTCCTCAAGAGCCGGATTGCTCATGAGAATGACGGGATGCTCGCCCGGTACAGTGCCTCCGACCATTCTCACCTCGTCATGGCAAGGAACGGCGTGAAGATTGAAGGAAATACAGTTACGCAAAACGGAGAACCGCTGTTTCAAATCCACCGGAAATATTCTGCACACAAAACACGGGGTTGCTACCGGCAGCTTAACCCCACGCTGGAATATGTGAAGAAGGAACAGTCTCAGGAGAAGCCCTCCATCCGGGCACAACTCAAGGCTGCGGCCAGGGCTCAGCCGGAGCAGAAAGCACCGGCGAAGGCGAAAAAACAGGAGATGGGATTGGAGTGATGAACGATAGCACGATACGAGAATATTGATCTGGTCGATGCGCTGCGGCGGATCACCGACATACACACCGAGAACTACAAAGAAGATTTCGAGCTGGATGCCAAACTGCTTCACGACCTCGCCGCCTCCCAGTCTCCCGAAGATAAGCATTTGCTTTGGATGTCCCGTCCGAGTGGGACTTATCTGCTGCGTGAGCAGGAGGTGTATGTTGAAGACTCCTACGAGAACAAGGTGTGGGAGTTCTACCATGAGCAGACGCATGATCCCATTCTGGCCTACTCGGTCGAGATCACCGTGACAGAGGACGGTGTTGTCAAAGGCAACCTCATTGACCTGGACTACGCCGCTCATGTAGAGCGCATGAAAAGTCTCGCAGTGTCTGTTGAGAAAGTGGCGGTAACTTTCGAGGACGATGCCACATATTTCCTCCCTTACCGCAGTTACCAGCGGGATGCAAGGACTATGGAGGATGAGCATGGGAGCGTCGCTTCGGTGGCCTTTCTTCCCGAAGATGCGCGTGAACTTGACATGATCCTCCGTCGAGAGCGGTTCAAGCTCAACCACTATGCAAAGACGGGGAGTATCGAAGACCACCTTCATGACCTTGCTGTCCGGCATGGAAAAGCAGAGAAGTTGGGTGTCCTCTCCTTCGACGCACAGACGGCTTACAACGCTGTTAAAGAAGCAAATCCTGATTCGGTTGTCTGCTTTGCTCAGAAAGACTACTTTGAGATTTATGGCGAGGACGCGAAAAAGGCCGCGCCTGTACTGGACACAAAAATCCTGATGAAAGAGCTTGAAGGCGGTGGGCAAGTCGCCGTTACCGGGTTCCCGCAGGATCAGTGGGTGTCGAAGGCAAAGGCACTGTGGGGGCATGGGAACAATGTTCTGGTGACGCATACCGCTGAGAATGGCAGGCAGGAAACGGTGAAGCATCTCCGAGCTGAGGACTACATTCCGGTGGGAATGGTGATGGATATGGACGGCAAGACCGTCCGCGTCGATGGTGTTGACTTTACCAGAGATGAGGCCGCTTTGACCGACATTTCGGACAAGCGGCATCCGAAACCGCTCTGCGAACGCCTCTCCATCGTTCGCTCTTATGTTGAGGATGCACCATCCGAAAAGCTGTGGGAGGCGATTGACGCCCGGGATCAGGCAGCGCAAAAGAAAACCTCTGTTCTTGCCAAACTTAAAGAAAAATCACAGTCCACGAAAAAGGCCGAAAGACAGGCTGTGCGCACAGGGAAAGCCAAAACAAATGAAATGGAGATGTGACTACAATGTTCAATGTGGAAGAGTTCAACCTGATCTGCTGCTTCGACACATCCAGCCGGTATGCCCTGCTCAACGAGATAAAAAGTATTCCGCTGGCTGAGGTGGACGATGAGATGGCAGAGCTGCTGTTCAAGACGGTAAAAAAGCTGGAAGCGATGAGTGATGCCGAGTTTGGGGCAATCTACTTTGCCCCGGACTCCACGCTGACTGACTGAGGGGAGGATCTGATTTATGCCTTTGCTGGACGATAGCTTGGAAGTGTTTGTCACCAATCTTGGCAAGTACAATGAAGGAAGCCTTGTCGGTGAGTGGGTGAAACTGCCCACCACCGAAGACAAGATGAAAGAAGTCTTTGAGCGCATCGGGATTGGGCGCGATGACGGTACAGGCCATGTATATGAGGAATGGTTCATTACCGACTACGATTGCCCCATTCACGGTGTCTCGAAGCTCCTTGGTGAGTATGAAAACCTTGACGCGCTCAATTATTTCGCCTCTCGCCTGAATGAGATGTCGGTTGCAGAGCAGGAGCAGTTTGTGGCAATCATGGATAGCGGCTGCGATGAAGTCACTGACCTGACAAGCCTCATCAATCTTACCTATAATCTCGACCGCTATGACTTTATTCCCGGAATTAAGGACTATGATGACCTTGGGCGGATGTACTTTGAGGAAAGCGGAGCGAATGAAGATGGTCGCTTTGGCAGCTTTGTGGACTACATCGACTTTGCCCAGTACGGCGAGGACTGTGCAATCAACGAGGACGGACGGCTTACGGATCAGGGCTACATCCGGCCCACAGGGGAGAGTTTTAAGGAATATTATGACGGGACACGGGAAGACATCCCGGATGAGTATATCATCACTGGCTGTGTTGACGAGCTGGCTCAGGATAATACCCTCATTGTCTTGTCTGTCGAGCCGGGAAAAGAGCCGCTTCTGAAGGAGATCGAACCCGGCCTTGAATCTCTTCAAAGGGAAGTAGGCGGCTTGATTGAAGCCTTGTATCCATTTGAGGACAAGGTCGCGTTAATCTGTAATGAGGAAGGCAAACTGGATGGTCTGCCCCTCAACCGTGGGTTGCGGGACGAGGACGGCGAGCTTTACGACATTGTGGCCGGTACTTTTCTGGTCGTGGGCCTCTCCGATGAGAACTTTTCTTCTCTGGATATTGACCAGATTCGGAAATTCTCTGACCTCTTCAAATACCCGGAGCAATTTGCCAAACTTGGTGATAGGATCATCGCCATTCCCATGATGAACGAGGAACAGGTCAGACAAGAGGTTTTCAAGCAGCAGGATGTTCCCGTGGGGCCAATCGCGGAAGGACTCCATATTGACGGACTTCCGGGAACTTGGCACACCATTGACCACCGGGAGATCGACGGACACACCTTCTATCTGGTGGAGCATGAGCAACTGCGAAACAAGATTGCTTGGGCGGTTGTGGATGAACAGTGCAAGCTCTGTTTGCCGGATGCCTTCGACGGCTTTTCCGACCATACGGTGGATCTTCTCCATCAGGAAGTCATGGCGGTTGACAAAGTGCCTGACGAAACCATTTCCATTGACGAGATGAAGGACTACGGCTATGTGTGGGGCGGTATGCTTCCGCTGAGACAGGAAGCCGCTTCTGAGGTAATGAAGTCCTGCGATGTCTTTGCACTCTACGGTGATAACACCGAGAGCAAAGTGATTGATGCAGATGGTCTCAAAACCCATGCAGAGCGCGGCGGCATCTTCGGGGTGACCAAGCTGGACTGGCAAAAACAGTTGGAGCGAGAAAACCCGCTCAAGGCAGCCGAGATGTCCCTTGAGGATGATTACGGCATGATCGACGGTATCATCAACAACGGCCCAAAGGAGCCGGAAAAGAGTGCGGACAGGACAGGCAAGGTCTCCATCATGGATCGCTTGAAGTCTGCAAAATCTGAGCCGCAGCCGGATAAGCCCACCTCTCAAAAGGAAAGGAACAGTGACCGGGATAGATGAGCAGGAGCCAGAAGTGGAAGGATGAGTGGGCATTCTTCCTTGATGAGGACGGGCGGCGTAAATATAGTGCTGTTTGCCGCCGCTGTACGAGAGGGTGCAAACAGAGTTTCCGGGCCAAAGTGGTTCGCTGCCCTCATTACGCATCCAAGCGGACAGATAGAGACAATTTACTGTCGTGATTCGGGTTGAAAATCAAGGGTTTTCAGCCCTCAGAGCTGTGCAAACGGAGTGCCCCGTATGATTTCCCATCCCATATCCCAAGGCTGAAACTGTCGGGATAAAGGTCGATTTCGGACACTAATTTCACCTCTCTTTTTTCCGACAGATTGCAAGCCGCTTCATCCATAAGAACCTCAGCCAGCCCAAGAAAGAGGCTGGCTGAGGTTCTTTTTTTGTGCGCAACTCATTTGTTCAGGCATAGTCTAAATATTAGCGTTTCTGTATAACTATATCGCTTATCCATATAATCATATTGAGAATGATACAGAAAGGCACGGGGACTTTCCATGATAGATAAGCGAATAGGAAAGCGGATGAAAGAGGCGCGTGAAAAGCTCGGAATTACACAGGAACAACTTGCTGAGCGGACGGGTTTGACTCCAAATTATATCTCTACGGTAGAGAGAGGAGCCGCGTTCCCTCGTTGTGAAAAGTTGATTCTGCTTCTCAATGGGCTGGAAACATCGGCTGATGCGGTGTTTTGCGATGTTCTGACCCACTCCACAGATTTCAAGGCATCCCAACTCTCTGACGAGCTATCCGCCCTCCCGCCAGAAGCGCAGAAGCGCATTTTGCAGATGGTTGAACTGATGATCCGTCAGGAGAAAGAAAACTGAATCCACATTTAGACTGTCCGGCTGCGTGTTATTTCACGCAGCTTTTTTCTTTCCCGTCACAATTCGACGTTATTCTCTTTTTTTATGTTATACTATGTATTAGCGGATTAGTTATTGTATTAACGACATAGTTTAGGAGGTCGATTGTAATGATGAAAAAATGCGCATTCACAGGCCATAGGCCGCAAAGCCTTCCTTTCGGGTTTAATGAGGACGATGATCACTGCATAGCCCTCAAGCGAAAACTCCGAGATGAGATTGTCCGTTTAATCGAAGAACATGAGGTCTCATATTTCATTACGGGCATGGCACTTGGGGTAGATATGTATGCAGCGGAAATTGTTCTCGGGTTGAAAGCAAGTCAATATCCCGCTATAATGTTGGAAAGTGCGATTCCATTTGAAGAGCAGCCGAGCAAATGGACGGAGGAACAGCGAGACCGCTATTACGACATTGCTTCCAAGTGTGATAAGGAAACGCTCATCCAGAAGCGGTACTCGCCAGACTGTTTTGACAGAAGAAATCGATACATGGTGGATTATGCGGACTATCTCATAGCGGTTTGGAATGGAAAACCGAGCGGGACGGGAAAGACCGTGCGGTATGCGCAGCGTCAAGGGAAGCCCGTGATCACGATAGACCCTTATACGCTGGATATGCCGTTGGATGAACATGGAGGTGTTTGATTGAAGAGGTGCTGCTTTGTTGGATTGGATGAAGTTATGGAGGTAAAGGTGCGAGACAAACTTACCTCCGAACTGGACAAGCTGGTACAGAGCGATGATAGAGTTGAGTTCTGGTTCTACATAGTCAATCGCATCTTTTATCAGCTCGCCTTGAGCCGCTGTATCATGATGAAAACCAAGTATCCTGAAAAGGATATTGAGATCGTCCGTGTGTACGACCCGGAAGCAGATAAGGACGATTGGTATTCCAGTGCGTATAACACCTTTATGCCCCCCTGCATTCCATCTCGTTTTGTTCCCGCAGAGGTCGATGTTGGAAAGGGACGAGGGAATGAAAACTGGAATACTCAGCGATTAAATAAGGTTGAGCGTTGGGTAATCCGGCAGTGCGACTTTGTTCTCGCCTACTACTATCCAAGCCTTGCTGATTCCACAAATACTCAGGTTGAATATGCCTACGGGTGTGAGGGGAAAACCGTCATCCCCCTCTATGACGAAGAGACAGACGCTTTTGTAGTAGAACAGATCATGGGGCTGGATGACCGAACCCGGACTGTGATGCTTATGCTCAAAGACGGAAGCACACAAAAGGCGGCTGGAACTGCTGTTGGTGTATCAGTCGGGCGTGTAGGACAGATCGTACATAAAGCCGGATACGCAATTCATAAAGCGATGGTCAAACGTATGTTTCAATCGAAGGAAAGAGAGACGGAACATCGATGCGCCCTCGTCGGGCTAAAAAATGATGCAACCGCATTTCAGCTCGTCGTGTTTGAAAGTCTTCTGGAATATCTGCAACGCTACTATCGGATTAAGGAGTTCTGGATAGACCAGAACTGTTGTGACACAGCCTACGGAGCCATCCTTGCGCGGTACGCTGCGAGACCCAGTATAGTCACATCAAAAGCAGACAGGGCAGCAAAGGTTTTTCTCACTTTGCCGGAAGAAGAAAATGGCGAATGGGAAGCCGTTCTCAAAAGATATGTGCCTCCTTTTACTTCGGTCATCAACATCGCTGCGGATCATCAAGACTGGCATTCCCTGTGCAGTGAGGTTATCCGGCAGTGCGACTGTATCATTACGGATCTGTCTTCGCCGGATGCCCCGTATATTCAAGAGCTGTGCGCACATAGAGAGAGTGCGTTCATGTTTGACTTATCGAATGACAACCGCATCTGAGCATGAAAATATAAGGGGCCACGAGTACCGCGAAGTGCGGTTCTCGTGGCCTCTTTTTTTACCGCCAATAGCCGCACTCAGCCGGAGGTGCGATCCATCAGCTCGGCCCGGTATGCCGTATCCAACACGATACGGTGAAAATCAAGGATGTTTTTTGTATCAAACAGTTGGTTAGCCAGCTTCACCAAAGGCTGACTAAGCATTCTCTTGGTGATTGACTTCTCATTGACAAATCTGGCCCATGTAAAGGTGAATTTCACGGCATCCGACTGAACAACAAGCGGTATAACCGCATCTGCAAGCTCAGTAACCGGGTCATCCGCAAAATGCTCAAGAAGCTCATCCGGCTTACAGTCATCATATTTATCAAAGTTGTGGGACAATGAAGTTTCAAACTTTCTGAGTTCATCGGGAAAACCACGTTCAAGGTCAATGGTAATGTCGCCCTTTCCATCTGGTATTGTGATATACTCCGTAATCTCGACAGTGTGGGGGATGGAATTGACGAAAGCGTGACAGCTAAAGCTATGCGTCAGATAAGCCGGTTTCTCTTCCACACGATCCTTGTCCATGATGCAAAGGGGATTATATTCATCACATATCCAGTCGATTTTTCCTGCTTTTGTCAGTGTGGCAAGCTGATGAAAGATTGTCTTGCCCTCCTGTTCGATGGCTTCCATCTGTTCCCATGTCATTTGCAGTTCCTCCGTTTCATTTACGCTTAAATTCTAAAACGACATCACCGTTCTCATTTATCGACATCTGCATGGTTTTGATGTATTTAGAGATGAACTGGCTTTGCTCAGACGAACCCATCTCAATCCTCGTGGCCCTCAGAGCCTCGTGGAACATGGTATTCACATTCAGGTTGACCGCTCCGTCGATATAACGATACATTTCTTTGAATAATGCGCTGAGCTTGATGTCTTCTGCGTTTCCCGAGTAGAAGTCATCTATGTAGCAGTAGAAAATCCCTGCGTTCGTCATTGCGTTTTTCAGATCGGTGCCGCAGTTTTCACGCTCCACCATGACGAGGAAACGGGCATCCGGCAGGGAAGAAATAAGGCCCCAGTAATCAGAATCGCTGGACACAATGATAAAGGAATCCACATCGTTCTTGTAGTGTTCCTGACACGCCCGCGCCGTCAGCATTATATCCACGAGGGATTTATTTGGTTTCACCCGTTCAATCATCATGTGTTCCACGGGTATCCGGGTGAAACTGTCCAAAATCCGCCATGCTGAGGCTGTGTGAACGTCATCAAACAGGATAATGGAATTGATTTTTTGCGTATATTGGGCATCCAGATTGTGCAGGGTGGCACAGAGCTTGTATGGGTCTGAGTTCTCACAGTCAGCTACGATAACCACCTTTTGACTGCTCTCAATGAACTCATAAATACTGCCCTTGATGTAGCTGCCAGCGTCGGAGACCTTGCTGTATTCGGTAAAATAGTCATTGTGCCACTGGTATAGGAGCGTCACGAATTTCTTGTCATTATAGAGAATGTTGCCGGAGTCCGTAGGCTTCCAGTTGATATACATTTGATAGGGGTAGTAGCGCAAGCCGGAATAGTACAGATCAGCCGCCTCTTTCGTTCCATCCTCTTTCAGGCCATCCGGCATAATGAAGAGTTCCCGCACATAATCCCAGTTCAGCCACAAGGGGAAGAACTTTTTGCAGTTGTTGATCCGGTCTGAGATCAGCCGGTTCAATTCGATGATATGCTGGCAAAGTTTCCTGCTGGACTTCTTGATGAAGTTTACCCCATCGACACTGAGTTGGTTCATGCTCTCAGCGGGCACATACTCCGGCATAGTGAGGATAGACCGGTATTCCGTTGCTATCGCGCCATTGATATGCCGGAAATTTCGCTCAATCGCTGTGCGGATGATGCAGAGATTCCGTACAATACGAGCCGCTTTATCCTGACTCAGGCGTTCGTAAACTTCCAGTTTCGGCGGCTCATGTTCGTTTTCAAACATACGAACGGGTACACCTATGAGGTACGCAACCTTTGAAACAATCTCGTAGGTGCTGTCCTTATATGCGATCTTCTCGTCTAACTGCTCATCAGTTTCCGTATCCATAGCCAGTTCCGCATTGTCTTGGACTTCCATTCGGGCCTCCTTTCAGCCTCACTCCTTAATGGTTGGCAAGCTGTTGTAGAAGCTCCGAAGCGCATCAAGGCTGTTTGTACGGTTTTTAATTGGAAGGGATGCCCATGTAATATCATGGTATCTCTCGGGCGGATTGTCCCGCAATCTGCGGTCAATAATGGAGATGATGCCAGTATCCGTGTAGTTGCGGATAAGCCGACCAATCCCTTGCTTGAGTTTAATAATCATTTCAGGGACGAGGACATCCATAAGCGCATCTTTGGCGATAGAGGCTTTATAGTCAATGATTGGGTCTGGAACCGGAAATGGCAAGCGGAAAATCACTACATTGGACAGGCTGTGCCCTTCAATGCTGATCCCTTCCCAGTATGCGCCTGTGCCAAGAAGCACAGAATTGGTGTCTTCCTTGAACTCTTGAAGGATCTTCTCCTGAGAAGATCCCGGCTGCTGGACAAGTACCTTATATGGAAGGGCTCTTTTCTTCAAATTCTCGTAGACCTCTTCCATGTCCGTCTTCGCAGTAAACAGAACAAGGGCTTTTCCGTTGGAGATGTCCAAGACTTCCAGTAGGCGTTCGACACCCTGTTCGATAAACGCCTCATGTTCTTTGGATGGATGGGGAAGGTCGTCACAGTAGTAGATCATCGCGTGTTCGTCATAGGGATATGGAGAGGGCTTCGGCTCGGACAGAACACCACGCTCGTCCGTGGGAAATCCGGTATTGCGAATGAAGTAGGAATACTGCTCTTCAAGGGGACCCTCAACCGCGTTTGTCAGCGTCGCAGAGGTGAGGATGGTACGCTGTTCGCCGCTGAAATAGAGCGAATAGATGATGTCCTTGGTATTCTTGGGGCAGTAAACGAGGTCGGCATTGTTCCCATGACGCTCGATCCAGATGAGGGTATTATCCAGACTGTCTCCAAGCTCCGCAAGGGATTGACTGATGGCATCAAGTTCATCCGAAGCATTTCCGTTCCGATTTGCGCGAAAATCAAAGCTGGCATAGATTTCAACGCTCATCGCAAGGCTCTTCACGCTGCTGATCATTTCGGAAAGAAGGTCGAGAAAACCCTTATCGGCCTCGATGAAGAACCGGTCTGCATACTTCATATCACGGTCGGCTTCGTTGATCTGCCGCTGCATCTGCTCCTTGAGGCAGTCAAAGAAAGAATAGATCGCCTGTTCTGCCTCACGGCTTTCCTGCTCCACGTTTGGCCGTTCCGTGGGCCTGAGTTCATTGACTGCCCTGCGGAGGATGGAAATGAGCTTTCCTTGTGATATATACACAGTGGTCGCGCTGCGGACCTTATCATCCAAGTTGTGCGCCTCATCCACGATAATCAAATCCGCCGTATTGTTGATCAGGCCCTCGAATCCCTGCCGCAGTTTCATCATGTGGCTCGTCAGGAAGTCCTGGTTGCAGATGACAATGCCGTCAGTCCAGCGGATTTGAGAGCGTATTGCATAGTATAAACATTTGTTTGGGCACGTTCCGCAGTTCTTCATACTAAACCGCTGAACATTGACCTTATCCCAGAGACTTTGAGGAAGGTCATCCGGGTAGTCGCGCCGGTCCTGTAAATCCTTCTCAATGCCTTCCCGCAGCACCGGCGACGCGGCATCCCCCTCAGCTTTCAGGTATTCATCCGCCCGTGTGTGACAGAGATAGTGCGTCTGTCCCTTGGCAAGGATGACCTCCGGCTTGACGCCCAGCATCGGCATGACCTTATTGACATCTTTCCATAGCTGCTCTTGCAAGGTAATTGTCGATGTGGCAATAATGGCCGGACGCTTCATCTTCTGGTTATAAAGCAGTGCGGGGACTAAGTAGCCATAGGATTTGCCAATTCCCACGCCAGCCTCGACCGCGAAATGTTTGTCTGAGATCAGCGCATCAACGATTTCAAAGGACATATCCTGCTGCCCTTCACGCATTTCCAGATTTGCGCTCGGTGCATCATCCCAGAAGAACTCCGAGACCTTCTTGCTCATCTCATAGAGAGCGGCCTTTCGCCTCTTTTTGCGATCCTCTGGTGAGGCGAAACCAAAGTTAAAGTAGTCGTTCATACCGTCTTTCCCTCCGGGAAATAGATTTGCGTGGATGCCATCAAGGATTACAACCCTCCGCTGCCTCTGTTTCCTCCGAACTCGCAGCCATAAACATGATCGTGACCGTAGTACCACCGCCCATAGCGATACCCATAGTGTGGCGGACAGTGAGCGCAATCACCGGTACAGTGACCGGGATGTCCGCCGTCTTTCTTTCCAAAGAGGCCAACGATGCCGATACCGATTGCCAGCTTGGTGAAAAAACCCACCTTCGGCTGAGGACGCTCCGGTTCTTCTTCCACATAGAGTTCTTCCGCATCCAGTTCTTCGGCCTCGTCCTCACCATCGTCGAACAGAGTGACATGATTATTCTGCGCCACAGCCTCTAAAACGTCATCGTCCACGGCTCCCCACAAGTCCTCTAATTCCTCCTGCGAGAATTTGCATTTAGACGATGCGAGCATCAGATTCATTGCTTCCATATTGCAGCAGCAAGAAAGGTCAAGCATTTCCTGTGGGGAAAACTGGACCCCATGCTCCACCGCTCTTCTGACCAGTCTTGATGCAGCCGATTCATCCATGTACTCCTGCGCCACCTCTGCTACCTCATCGGAAGGGCCATACGAGGTCAGGTCAGACATTTTTCGGATCTGCGTACTGGTTGACCAGTCATAGAATTTATCATAATATTCTGCCCATTCCATAGTGCTGACCTCCTTCGCTTCGGTGTCTACTCGACGCCCAGTGCCTTAAACACCGCATCCTCCGCACTCTGATAGAAAATCAGGTTGAAACAGCCGATCAGTTCTGATGGGACTGAGCCAAGGTCTGCCGCCGAAGTGATGGGCAGCAATACCTTTTTGGCTCCGCTGTCAAGGCAAACTTGCAGAGCGTTTGCCAGCTCGTCCACTTTCATCATTGTTCCAGCAATGCTGATTTCTCCCATGACAGCCAGACTGCTCACAGTCGGCTTATTCAACGCAATGGAGGCCAACGCAATCAGCGTCGGAAGAGCGAGTTTATTCGTCATTCCGATGCCTTGCAAATCCTGATAATTGACGATGTAGTCTTTCGTTGTCGTGCTGATTGTTCCGCTGATGTGACCAGCGTTCGCCTTGAGGAAGTTGAAGGCCGTGTTGGTCGCTTCTTTTACCTCCCGGTCTGAGCCGAGGCCGGTGCGCTCAAACTTCCCATTTCCGGGGAGCATTTGCGATTCAAGCCGGAACACGCCAATCATACCGGACTTGCCCTGCGAAACGGTATAGACTTGTCCCGGATTGCACATTCCCTCGGGGATGAGCTTGCCTCCGCCTTGCTCCGGCACAGAGACGTAGTGTTCTTCAAAGGTGTCCTTGTCGATATAGGAGAAATTGACATCGTAGAACTCCATACCACCCAGCTTTTTCAGTTGCTCCTTGACCCGGCGGCGCATTTCCAGTGCCAGCTTCAAAATCTCTTCCAGTTGCTCTTTCGTATATTCGCCATCTGGATAGATCAGCTTCACGAGGCCACCAACCATCTTCCTGACGGCAATGGTATCCCGCTGGTTGAGGTTGGAGCCTAAACGGAAATATTTGTCCAGCGCATCGCCATACGGCTCTTTGCGCAGCTCCCGGATAAACTCAGCCAGATAGTCTGTGATAAACCCATAGTCATCTGTGAAATGCTCGGGGCGGAATTTGGGGATCTCCCAGCCGGGGAGATAACAGTGGATGCGGTCAAGGAAAGCCGTATCCGTCCCCATTTCCGGCGGGAATGGGTCAAAAAGGCTTGAGGTCTTGAGCAGCACATCCACGCTCTGGTTGATGTTGCCGACAAACACCATGGACGCGCTCGCCGCCTTTTCTTCCTTGCCTCGGGCAAAGGAACCGGAGGCCATATAGTCCTTCATGATCTGGATACCGTCTTTGTCCTTGAACTTGATTCCGGCAACTTCATCGAAGGCAACACAGTCCCATAGCCCTACAAGCCCCACGGTCTTGCGGCCCATATTATAGAACAGATTCGCTACGGTTGTCTGACCGCCAGAGACGAGAATGCTGTTGGGAGAAATCTCCTTGTAGAGATGAGATTTACCTGTGCTTCTCGGCCCAAGCTCGCAGAGATTGAAATTGTTCTCCACAAGGGGGATCATGCGGATGATGAGCAGCCACTTTTCCCGGTAGGATAGAGTGTCCGGCTCCATACCGATAGACCGCAGCAGCACATCCATCCACTCGTCCTGCGTAAAGGCTTTCCGCCCCCGTTTCAGCTCGTCGATGTCTACATGAGGCATCTGGATGGGGGTGAGTTTGCGAATGCTTATAGGCGTTCCGTTCCGGTCTTCTTCCATGTACTCATAGTCCAGTTGGATGATGCACCAGATACCGCCACATAGCAGCCGGTCATATTGAGCCGGATACTCTTCATCTATGGGGATGTCCCTTAATCCGAGGTTGGAGAACTCGGCCTCGTAGAAGTCCCGTTTGATGTTCAGATTGACGGTAATCTTGTCAATCACGGTATAGCTCCCACGCTGCCGGAGTATGGAGAGGATCTTTTGCGCCTCATCCGGGCGGACGAAGTTGTCCGAGAGGATGTGTTTGACCGTGTTCACGCCTTCCTCAATGACCTCCGGGTCATCGGAGCTGCAATACTGCCCCAGCAGGAACTCAAGGACATAAACAGGCACATTTGCCCCTTCTTTGATTTGCTTGGTCAAATCCTTGCGGACAATCTTCCCGTCGAATTGCTGCCGCAATTTGGCCTTGATGACGGCCCTTGCGTCATCGGTCTCTGTAAAGCCGTTCAATCAAACCGCCCCCTGTCATCTATACTTTTTCAAAATCCGTAGTCATCAGCAAACGCCAAGTCCATGATGACAGGATGACGGAATACCTCAAGTCCTGTCGCGTCATCATACACGACGAAGAAATACTGCTTATCCTTGTCGTACTTTTTGTCTTTGAACTGAAACTTCATACGGAAAATGCGTTTTTGCGCGTCCTGATCCCGGCTGTCTGCGATATAGCTGTTCTCGTTGGAAATACGCTCATTATCCTCCGAGATAAAGAAGAGGCGGTATGTAGCGGCCTTGACCACATCGCTAACCGGTTCGGACTGAATGAAGTCCAGAATGGTGATCTTATTGGTGATTTTCCGCACCATGCTCACCAGCGCGATCCCGGCGTTTCTGGTATCCATGTGTCCGCGCTCCATCTTCAAGTCCAGAACGGGCACCAGCATCTCTTGAGGGGAGCAGCCGCCGTGGACGTAGTTCTGACCACCACCGGCTACTTTGAACACATCATCGCTGACCGGATAGGAAACCCACTTGGGATCGGCGTTCCGAAGAATCATCCCCATGCTCATGCTTGCGATACCATCCCCGGAGACCGGCTCCTGCGCCACCACGAAGCGGCGGTTGACGAAGGCGGTCTTGCTCTTGATGCCGTCGATCTTATCGCTCTCAGCAACCTTATCCCGCTTGTAGATGAAGCCGTGGTCAGCCGTGACGATAAACCGGTAGGTGTTCGCACTGGTGGAGATGCGGCGGATCAGGTCAACGATCTCCGTGACGGCCTCTTGGCAAGCTACGAAGACCTCATCCTCTGTGTTTGGCTTGTCCCCCCGTGCGTCGATCTGATTGTGGTACACATAAACTACCTGCTTACCAGTAAAGACGCTGCGCAGCTCTGCGATTTTGAGGGACTTGATATTGTCGAACTGGACGCATACTCCGTCTCTATTGTACTTCTGCATGACGGTTTCCCGTTCGCTGAGATTTTCACATGGGAGGCCGTCCACCAGCACCTTGAAGTCATCCGTCATGGTCAGATCTGCATGGGGCAGCAACGCGGCCATGCCCAGCCGGGTATAGGAAGGCAGGACGCTCAACTGGACCTCCAGCTTTGCCGTACACTTCGGATCATCCTGCATTCGCTGGAACAGTTCTCTCCCCACCTCATAGCGTAGGGCATCCGATATTATGACCACCGTGCGCTCCTTGGCGTTCTTGATGTTTCGGGCATAGAAGTCACGCTGCAAGGGCAATGCGGTGAAGGCATCCGCCTCCTGAATGGCATGGTTCCATTTGGGGAGCAGTGTTTCCAGATACTCGTTTGTATAGATATTCTCCACCAAGTCCCGCAACGGCTCGAAAACCGATGGATCTTCAATCTGGTCATAAGCGGAATAGAACCGGCGGTATTCGTAGTCCAACCGGTAATCTTCCTCCTGATATTGGCGGAGAATGTCTTTGAAGCTGTCAGGGCAGCGGTATTTCCCGGCCTGAATGATCTGGTAGGCACTGCTGAGCATCTGATACCGGCCCGATGTCTTCTCCCCAAAGTGCATTTTGCTCCGCATCTCGCAGATTTGTGGAATAGTCATATCGTCCAGTTTCGCCCCCATGTCCTCGGCCATCAGCCGGTCCACGATCCACTTGACGAGAAGCTGGTCGATAACAAGGAAGGTATCACAGTTCACCAAGTCCTCAGGGGCATATTCGGAAAAGGCGGTCTGCGCGTTCAGCCCAGCGGACACATGAGCGGACAACTCATCATAGCGGCCTCGGTAGAGGATGTTGTTCATCAGATTATCCATGAAGGCGATGATGTTTCCGGCCTTGTAGGACACAAATGCCTTCCACGGTTTGGGAAGCTCGGATTGCACATATTTGGCCGTGTAGGTGACGAACATCGTCACCACCAGCTTTTCCAGAGTGGGCTTCACATCCACATAGCCAAAGTGCTGTTCGCAGAGCTTCCAGAAGTCATTGCCCAGATCAAACTTCTCCATCTCATCCAAGAACTTGTTGTTCTCAAGAGTGCTGTCCGTCAGCATGACCCGGATCACTTCTTCAAAGGAACAGGTACGGGTACGGCAAATAGCAGACAGAAGGCCCGTGATGATATTCTCTTCGTTGAAGTTTTCAATCTCAAGGTCATAGAACCGCTGCGTCCGCTTCTTATCCGCAAAGAACTTGATGTGCTTCTCAATAATGGGCTTATACTTTTCGTCAATGCCTAAGTCAACCGAAAGCAGTGAGGCCCGGTCTGCATAGAAGCGTTTGGAGTACAGCATGGTGTCTTCCAGATGGTTGTCCCGCACATCCGGCTTTGGGAAAGGCGCATAGACAAGATAGTTTGTCGTGGTATCCTGACGCTCCAAAAAGAGTTTCGTGGCAAACTGGTTGTCCGACTGCAAAAAGTAGACCTCGGCGTTTTCCAGCTCAACACTCTGCATATCCTCAGCGAACTCCCCGTTGTCATCGTACCAGAAGACGAGCTTGCGGGTATCCCCGGTGAACTCGGCGTTAAGCCGGTCTATGATTTGTTTGATGCTTAATTCTGCCATGCCGATGTACTCCTTTTCGACCTATGCGGGAATGTGCCCCACACAAGGTATGATTGGTCTCAACTGTGGTCTCGCTGATACCATCATGTTGAGATCAACGATACCATTAAATCTTTGCCAGAACTGGGTATTTCTTTCCGTCGCTGCCGGTCTGAACTTTCTCATAGTTGACCTTCACGCCATCATCCAAGTCCAGTTCAATGCGGCTCAGGGCAAGGTGGGCGATCATTTCATCGTAGTCCCGGCACTCCTTGAGCTGTTTTTGGAGTTTTTCCTTCCGCTTGGTGGAGACAGATACCTCCCGAGCGTTGGTGCTGTGGTCAATCATGTCCTGCATACGGTTGATTTCCGACTCGTAGACCCGCTGCATTTTATGGAGATAGTCCACCCGGAGGTTGCCGATGGTGTCCGGCGTGTAGCGGTGGAGATAGATGAGGGCCTTGAAGCCGTTCTGCTTGCCGCTGTCGAATAGCCAGTAGATGGGCCTCTTCTGATAAATCTTGCAGTGATCCTTGAAGAAATCTTTAAGGAAGTAGTTGCGGATGATCTCCCGGCTGCTGTCGCCCTTTGTTTCAAGGGCCTTTGCAATGAAGTCCAAATTCGCTTCCAGCGTTTCCTCGCCGTAGACCTCTTTCAGCCAGCTGCAAAGGCGGGTAACAACATCGTCTTCCAAATATTCCTCATCCGTGATGGGGATCACTCCGTCTGCGTCAGGGAGGAAGGACTTGTATTTGCTCTCATCCCATTCGCCGCCAGCATAGGCCAGCCCGTCAACATCCAAGGAATAGCGGCCAAATATGCAGCCTACGGCGTAGGATAGAAGGCTCTTGATGTCCCGTTGCAAATCGGCCTTGTGAACGGTAACATCTTTGCTCTCGACTTCCGGTGATAATTCATCTTGCAAGCCATAGATGTCAATGAAAAGACGATTTAGTTCTTCTTCATTCTCTCTCAGTTTATCGAATCGGAGATCGCATTGGTATTCCCACGCATGGTAGGCATCTTTCAAATAGTAGGATTGATGTATCCAATCAGGCTCAATTTGTGGCTTTGAGACGCTGTGACGATATGCCACCAATGGATGCATTTTGAAATTCCATGAGGTCTCAAAAGTGTCCCAGTCAGCTTTGCTTATCTCGACATTTTCCCCCACAAGTCGGTCTACTTGATCGGTTGAAGGTGGCATCTCAACAGGAACTTTAAGCATCGGCCCCTCGTGAAAATCTAAAGTAGGAGACAAGACCGATAAAGCCTCCGCAGCTACCTTGCTATTCAGAAGTCCAAGAATATACCACAAATTCCCTCGGTCATTTATAAAGCACATAGAGCCTTTAGACTCGAAAATGAATCCTTCTGGACTATATCGTAGAGAGAGTTGATTTGCAAGCGAAGACCATGTGATTCCTTCTCTAAAGTAAAATTGAGAGTTTCGGATTACTGAGCCAGGAAATGCACGCATCTCAGTCCCTTCATGTTGCCAGTTTGCAAGGTACACATTATTTCCGTACCATTTCCTGTAACTTCCACCTTTATTACAGGGGAACCATTTAATATCTTTAATATCTTTCTTGTTCGCACTTGAAAATGCTGAGTTCGTATCAGAAACCTCGTGCCAAAAACGCAGAAACCTGTCATTATTACCTGTTGCAAATCCCTGTTTGGTTTGTGCGTAATCTGACAAAAGTTTTCCATTGAATGCCGCAAACAACCGGTTACTTATCCAATATGCCACGGGCGACCCGGGAATTTTTGAAAAGTTTGATTGTTGCACATCATAACGGTTCGCCCCAATAAGGAACATATCTTCCTTACCTTGCTGGGTGGTCGGATCTATCAAGCGGCAGTAGATGCCTCTGTAATCCGCAATATGGCTGTTTCGTAGCACAAAACTGGTCGTCTGCACTACCTCGCCACCGATTTCCTCGAACGCTCTCGGGCCGAGATGCGCCATGTTGATAGTATCTCTTAGCAGCAGTTTCGCCCGCAACTTTTCAAAGCTGGATAGAAACATCCATGCGTGTTGGGTTATCATTGCTTGATAGCGGTTCTGCGCGGTCATCGCACTGCAACGCTCAATAAACACGGCAAACAAATCACTTCTACTGTCGGGATAATTCTTCTTAACAAATTCGGAAAGTTTTGTACTCATTCCAGAACTTCCCATATACGGAGGATTCGTCACCACGACATCATATTTTCGAGCCATAACTTCACCGATGGACACAAGAATTTGTAGCAATTCTTCTGTTTCGTCCAATCCCGCACTGTCCATCGAAATCTGCTCCCCAGCATCCGCAGCAGACACAAACCGGCGCAGCAGTTCCCAATTATAGTTCTCCACCTTGAGGATAGAACCGTACTCCTTTGCATCCATAAACGTATCCAGCAGACCTTCGAGCTGGGTGCGGGCATCGTTCGCTTCCAGCTCGCTCATCCCGGCCCCGAAGTATTTGAGGTGGGCGCGGTTGATGTTATTGCTCTCCTGAATGGAGTAGACATGACAAGTGTTCTCGCTATTGAGGATACGGCGGTTGTACTGTCGCGCCTTCATCATCACTGCAAAATAGGCGAGCTGGTAGGCTCGATCATCAATATCAAGGCCATAGAGGTTGTTTTCCAGAATGCTTTTCGCCGCGTCACGCTGACCATATCCTGCATCCTCGTACATCTGCATGAGGACATCAAAGGCGTAGACAAGAATGTGGCCGCTGCCCATGCAGGGGTCGATGACCTTGATGTCGCGAAGGTCTCTGTATGCGCTCTGCCGCTGGATTTCCTCAAGCTGCTCGCGGACTTCTTTTGTCTGTTCCGCCTCGGGCAGATAATACTTCCAGCCCATCTGCTCAGCAATCTCTTTTTCAGCCTTAATGCGCTGTGCCTCGGCCTCTTCCCATGTCATCTCATCCAGACCACGACCGTCTGCATAGACACCTTCGTTTTTCCGCTTGTCGATGAAGATACGGCCAAGACTATTTTCGACCATGTAGCGGACGATCCAGTCCGGGGTAAAGAGCTGTGTCACAGCGGGAATTTCGTCCTTGGTTATCTTGCCATTCTTGGCGAATGCGGCGTTCTTCGGCTCGGTGTTATAATACTGGTACAGCCAGCCAATGATCTCCACCTGACCCTCGCGCTCAATATCAAAATACTTCTCGTTAATATCATTGATGAGATGATACACAACACCATCTTGATCCACCACGGAAAGGTTCAGCAGCAGCTCAGTATAGTCGTTGGTCTTCTCAAACAGGGCAGGGAGTATTTCATTCAGGGCGTTGCACTGCTTGATGAACAACAATCGGAACAGCTCGTCCAGTTCATTCTCCGTTTTCAGCCGCAGGATGGTCTCTTCCTCGGCGGGTGTGAACGAGAGGCCAGCATCGAAAGGCGTAGTCACCAGATCAGGCTCTACCTTGCCGCTCTCCGAGGACAGGACCCGGATGTGGGAGGGCAGGTAATCGTTGACCTCCATGAAGCGAACAGCGATCAACCGGTTGAACCAAGTATAGGCGACCTCTTCCAAGATGTACTTGTAAGCAGTGGCATAGTCGCTGCTCTTCTCCTTCTGACGGATAATCTCGACCAAACGACTCCGCTGGCGGATCGCATCGCCGGTTATCGAGTAAGGTTCCGCTGTGCCGATGTCATAGAACTCCATCGCAGCGGTAGACTGCGGAAGGGCATTTTTGATGCCCTCAGCGGTAATGCCCATCAGACCGGCACGATACTGAATATCCGCAATGAGCTTATTCCGCGCCCATATTGCAAAGTTTTTTATCGCTGTCTTATCCATGGCTTCCTCCTACCTGATACTCAAACATCAGAACTCCACATTCACAATCGTATCCTCAGTCAGTTGCGCTTCCAAGGATTTACGCAGACCGTCGATGTACTTGTCGATGTCATCTTTGCTTTCCAGACGCCAAGAGGCCGTGCCGGTCATCATTTTGATGGACACGTTCTTTGTTTTGCGGATCTTCACCAGCTCGGGTTTCACGTCCGTCGGCTCAACAGGCTGGCCGCTCTGCTTGGCTTCCTCAGCCTTGCGGCGAGCCTCTTCCTCGGCTTTTTGCCTTGCCAGCTTATTATCCAGCGCATCCATCTCGTTAAGCAGACGGAGCTTGAGCGCATCGGCCTTGTCCGCATAGCTTCTGAGAGAGGACACATTGTTGCAATGTTCTGCGCCGTCCCTGATCTCTTGGAACATAGAGAAGTAGATATTTCGTTTCTGCGCGTTGTACTCCTTTGTGGTCAGAACCTCCATAACCCGCTGCCGTGCCTGATCAATGGAATCCAGCACGGGAGCGGATTCCTGCTGCAAAATTTTGACATAACAAGACATGAACTTTTCCCGCAGTTCTGGAAGTTTGGGAATGCTGGCATAGGGCTTTTCCTGCCGGGTGATGGAGCGCATCTGAGCCACAATGTCTTCCAGTTCGGCGTTCACAATGTAGGTCTTGCTGTCATCGTAGATTGCCAGCATATCCAGTGCGCGGCCAAAGATGGTCACTTGCTCACCGTTGAAGAATGCCTTGACTGGTTCGTAGTCCTCCGCAAAATCGTAGAAGTCATCACGTTTCTTGGAGACAGTCACAAAGAAGTCCATAGCGGACTGAATCTGGATGATGGACTGCATCAGGGCCTTGCCGTCCGCAACAACCTTCTTGCCGGGATAGTGGTGTTCCTTGTAATAGACTTCCAGACGCTCAATCTCATATACTGTGTTCTGCGCATACCGCTGGAAGTTCTTCATGATGGTGTCTTCATCCTCCGCCGAAGTGGTGGCACCAAAGACCTCTTTCATCACATCCCGCACAGCTTTCTTGTCCTTGTCGCTGACGCGGACACGCTCTTCCATCAGCAGTTTCTCAACAAACGCCTTCTTGGTGATGAAGCCAATGATCTCTTCTTCGGTCTTGTTGTTGAGGTTGACCGACGCTCCGTTCACGGTGAAAGAGAGATCGCCCCGTTTGAACAGACGGGCTACGAGCCAATGCACGTCATCCTCCACAAACCCATAAGGGGCCTTCATGAAGCGATCCTTTACCGTCTTCATAGAGGTCTTCATGTGGTTGCGGGTGTTCATGGAGATAAAGCCCTGCACATCGTCCAGCGCATGGGCATTGCTCTCCGTTCCGCCCTCTAACCCGAGGGAAAGCTGATTGCTGGTATGGAGCATCTTGCGGATCTCCGCCTCGCCCATCGGCGCGTCAATATAGGACAGCTTGTGGTAGACGGTCTGCACCAGACGGCCAATCGCTTCATTGATCCTGCTGCCCACTTCCTTACCGTTCACACGGGCAATGTCTCCGTTGACATAGATGGTGGCCCCTTTCAGAGCCTCTGTCAGGTAGAGCTTGGCGTTGGCATTACGCTCCCGCATCTCAACGCGCTTGTTTTCCTTGATGGTCTCATACTTGGCAAGCTGCGTGGACGTGTTCTTCCGCAGGAAACCCTCGATTTTCAGATAGGCTTGGATTTCTTTCAAAAACTCCGCGTCATTGGGGAGGACAACAAGGACTTCCTTGCCCTGACCGGACATCATGCGTAGGGTAGCGTCATCGGTGCTGCCGTCATACCACGGGGTCAGAATGCGGAGGCCAATGTCGTAGTTCTGGTTGGCTTTGTAAGGCCGGTCATCGACGGACTGGTTGAAGGCAAAAGCATAGCGGCCATTGAATGCGGGGTAGGTGTACCGCTTGCCGGGAAAGATGTCCTCGAAAATCATCTCTGAAACCTTGGTGATGATTTCCGGGGTCTCTACATTCTCTTTTTCAATTTCGTTGTTGACCTCCTGCTCTTCATCGGTCAGGAAGACATAGACGCTGCCATTCTTCTGCACGAGCATCTGTCGCATCAGGACCTTCAGCGCATCCTCCACACGCCCTTTCAGCTCGATCCGATCATCGTCGATGTTCTCAATCATGAGGCTGGTAATATTGTCGATATTCGCCTCGATCTCCAACACATACTTGATCATGAAGAGCGTTTTGAGGACGTTGATGGCAAACACGTCCCTGTCCTTCTTCTCCGGGTTGATGAAGCTGTTGTCGTAGGCCCGGATAATCACTCCGCTGTGGCTGTGATCCAAGAAGTTTTCCAGCGCGTCATAGAAGCGGTGGAAGGGCACAAGGACTCCCATCTCGTCGTTCATGACCTTGACAGCAGACTCTTTGAAGAGTGCAAGCATGGAACGCTCGCCGCCGGACAGGTGCTTGCCGGATGCGCCGTGGGTACGAATGGAGGTCAACACGCTGGACAGCAAATTGAACTGATATGGCACAAAGGGGTAAACCTCAGCAAAGTCCTTTTCATTGGCATACAGCTTTTTCTCCGCCGTGTCGTTAAACACGATGAGATTTTTGATGATGGTGGCTTTCTGCTCGTAGAGAAGCCGGAGGGCCTGCGCAGCCGGTTCGGTCTTTTCGAGGATTCTCTTCTTGATGACGGCATCCACATTGGCGGAAGAGAGGGAGAGACGGGTATCAAACCGGCCCTGAATTTTGGAGAAGTCGTTGCCCTTGACCTTTGTGATGGAGTCGATGTCCTGCTGGCTGGTCACAATGACCCACGCTTTACCCATGCACTCCTTACCCAGTTCCTCGGTCACGGTTTGGAGATTGAGCATAAGTTTGGAATCGTCTCCGATATACTGGCCGATCTCGTCCACCAGAAAGACAACATGGTGATTGCTGCCCTTGCGGTCGATGTAAGACTTGACCCGCTTTGCAAAATCCTCAATGCTGATGGTGTACGGCTCTACCGCCTTCTCACACCAGTTACGCGCAGCGGCCTCACTCATAAAATTCATGGAGACGAGAGCATCCACTACACTGTCCTGAATGAAGTCGAAGTCCTGACGGGAATCCTCCCACGGCTCGCCGTACTCTTCCTCGAAGGCGGCTTTGAACTCGTTGTAGCGGCCTTCCTCAGTCAGTCTGCGCTCCAAGTCAGCAACATGGGGGATGGAGCCGCAGAAGCCCTGCATCTGATTGAACACCTTGAGAAAGACGTTGACGATGGCATCCTTGTTCTGCTTGCCGGTGGACTCGCTCTTGGAATCAATATTGAAAAGGATGACATCCGTGGGGGTGTCTGCTGCCAGCTTCATATCGGCCAGTACAATAGGGTCAATGATCTTCTTGTCCTCGACAAAGTAGTCCATGGCCTTCCGGTCGCCCACTTGACGGTTCTCCAAAAGGTAGGAGAGGATCTTCAAGAAGTGAGATTTACCACTTCCAAAGAAGCCGGAAATCCACACGCCCATCTTAGGCGTTGTCCCCACAATGCCCTTTTTATAAGAAGCGTAGAAGTCTGCAAAATGCTTTTGCAGCTCTCGGGTCACAACATATTCCTCAAGTTCTTGGGAGACGTTCGCGTCCTCGCCCTGACCGACAATAATAACGCCTTGAATCTCACGGTCAATCTTCTTGGCGAACATTTCTTTGATCTGCATTGCGATACCTCCATCACTTCACAAGCCGGAAGGCTCTGTAATAGTTATCGTCCTTGATCTCATTGAAGAGGATCAGTTCTTGCTCATTATAGGTGCCGGGGAAGAACATTACCACCGGAGCGCGTAGATAGGACTGGTGGAGATTGTTGAGTACATTATGGGAGCGAAGGAGTGGATAGCTCTTGCCTATACCGGTCAGAAAGACGATAGCGTTCTCCGGTGTGTTGTCCTGGATGTGCTGGACGATCAGGCTGTCCTCGTCACTCACTTTCATGGAATTGCTGACCGCCTTTACAATCCGTTCTATCCCGCGCTTCTTTTCAAACTCGCAGCACTTCTCGATGAAATTCTTTCGTTCCAGAAAGTCGATGATAATGTCATAGAGGTCGAACACGACCAGCTCATACCCATCTGTGCCTTTCTGATTCTTGTGTTTCATATAAGCAATGCGCTCCCGGACTTCCAACTCTTTCTCGGGCGGATAGTCGAAAATCCAGTAGTTCACCTCGTTGGCTTTGCCGCTGCTTTGCCGGAAGGAGGGCTTTTTGATTGCCGCCTCCATTGCGTCCAGTCGAGCTGTCAAATCCATATTACTTCACCCCCGTCAATGCTTTGATATAGACGGCCATATCGTTTTTCTCCAACCAGTGTGTCAGCTCCGGGTCTAAGATGGGCCGCATGATGGTTCGGACTGTTTTGGCCTTGTCGATGACTCCGGCCTCATAGAGCATCGTTTTATAGCAGCGAGCCAGCCGGATCAAGGTGGCATCCGTCCATCCTGCAACCTTCTCGCTCTGCTGCTGTTTATCCTTAAAGAAAACCCGGACATCGCTGTCCATCAGTTCGTTGCATCCGAGCATCAGCTTTTCACGGATTACTTCATAGACAAAATCAAAGAAGAGGCTGTCATAGGCCATAGCCGCAATCAGAGCAAAGAGCTTTTGCGTGGCGAGGTCGCCGTTCATGAATACCGGAATGAAACTCTCGTCCAGTGCTTTGACCCGGCCCGACACGGTGCTGAATATTTGCGCAGCACGAAGAGGGGTTGGAGCGGCAAACAGGTTCTCATTGAGTGCAAGGCTCCGTATCTCTGCCATGCTTTTCTCATCGTCGAGCAGTTGAACAACTTTCCGAAACTCCACAAACCAGAAGGACATTTTTACTGCGCCCGCGCTGTATTCTTTTCTTTCCATCCGCAGATTGATCCTCCCCGTGTTTATTCTACTCCATCGCCGGTCCCATTTGCCGAACTGTCCGGCACGATCTCCATGATGTCATTGATCCCGCAGCCGAGCTTGAGACAAATTCGTTCTAACACTTCAACATTTGTGTTCTCGCCTTTTTCCAGCTTACTCATCGTGGAGTAGCTGATGCCGACGAACTCCCGGAACTCTTTTTTCTTCATATCCCGGTCAATCAGGATTTTGAATAATTTCTTATAGGACACTGCCATCGTTCGCACCTCTTCTGCAAAACCTTATGGTTGGAATAGCATGAATCCATTATAGCATAGCTCTCGGTGAAAGGCGAGTAAATTCATGCGAACGCATAACTTTTTTCTAACAAAAAGGAACTTGCCGGATTGTGCATCCCGACAAGTCCCTTGTGATTATTCGCGTTGCGCCTCCTTGTCCCGACCCTGTTCCTGATTGAGGGAAGGACTGAGGTACTGATCCACATTCTTCTTGATGGTGTCGATCTCCTTTTCCTCTTTCTTGAGGCGCGTCCTTTCGTTGTAGAGTTTCTTCTGTTCCTCTTGAAGCCGTTTCTGCTCCGCAACCAATGTCCGTAGGCTTGGTAGTTTGCCCTCGCCCTTCTCAGCCAGCAGTGCAGTCCTCGCGGCCTCGAAGATGATCAGCTCTGCCTCGTGGGTTTGCCGGTATCCCTCCTTGTCCTTGGCGTTTAGATATTCCTCGTAGACCGGTTTGAGCCTTTGGAAGTTGCCCATGTTCTTGATGAGCGGCTGTATCTCCCGCAGCCGGGTCTCCACCTTTTTCAGTTGTTCGGCTGTCCTCTTCACAGAGCAGTGGATGTCTTCGGCACGTTTCTCAAGCTGGCCGTACTCCAACAGATTATTTTCCGTGAGGTAATTGAGAGTCTTCGCCGCCTCTTTCAGGATGATGAGCTTTGCGGTATGTTCATAGCCTTTGCTGTTAATCGCAGCGATACGATTCTGAATGTCGGAGATAAGGGAGATGTTTTTGCTGCTTTCCATCGAGCGACGCTTCCGGGGATTGCGGCCCTGAATGCGCTCCTTGATATTTTCTTCGGTGTAGTTCATCCCGATGGTCTTCGAGCGTGTGAACCGCTCCTGACCTTCCGCCCGAAACGCAATGTATTTCCCTATCTTGATTTCATAACCGGCCTCCTGCATCAGCTTCAAGAACTCATCGTAGTCCCGCGCCATAATCACATTCCGGTCGATGGTCTGCTTGAGCTTCTGCTTCCAGCTTGTCCCTCGCTTGGCCTCGGTGTATTCCTTGTAGCTCATTCCTTTGCCCATACTCGGCGGAATAACAGATAGTCCATGCTCCTTGCATATTTCATCGCTCAGTTGGCGGAGTTGTCCATAGGTTGTCCGATTTCCTCTGTAAGAATGGTAGTCTACAAAGTTGACCGCGTTAAAGATGATGTGATTATGGCAATGCTCCTTGTCGATGTGTGTTGCGATCACATATTCGTATTTTCCTTTTAACCATTCATCAGCAAATTGCTTTCCTATCTCATGCGCCTTTTCGGGCGAGACCTCGCCAATGTCAAAAGACTGGATGAGATGCTGAGCTATGACTTTCGGAGGTGGTCTTCCTTTTTGCGCTGCAAGTTGTCGCGTCCATTCAAACTCTTTGGCTGCGGCTTCATTTGCCGCACATCCATAGGAGGACACAAGCACTTCACCATCTGTTTTCTGTGGGTCAACGATATATGCAATCGCTTTGTTCACAGTTCCTTTGATTGGCTTAATTTTAGTAACCGCCATATCTCTTCCTGCCTTTCCTTGAGTTCTTGAATGTCAGCCTGGTAGAAGCGTCCAGTAGAGTTCAGTCTTTTACAAACCTGATTGATGTTCGATGCCGCACGGCTAACCGCAGCCGCAAGACGCTTCGCCTCGGTATAGTCAACCTTGATGATGTACCCATCAATGAGCATCTTCCGTGCATAGGCCCCGAAGTTCTTTGTGCCGATGACCTCCATCTTTTTCTGGATCATCCGTTGCTCCGACTCATTCACTGCCACCTTCATAATGATGGGCCTCGTCCTGTTCACCATAGCCTGTCCGTCCTTCCGTTTGAAAAGGTAGAGGCTGTGGGGGTCTTCATCGCAAACTTTCATCATTAAGGGCAGGGTTCCCTTAATGAAAAATCGCAGCGTGTGGCCACAACTGCTATGCTTGCTATTCTCTCGTAATCGTATTCCCCTGCGGGAGTCCCCTCGTTCCTCTTCAAACTGCAACGGACAAAAAATCTCGAAAACTTGGTAGCAGACATGAAAAAAAGATGCACAAAGACATCTTCTTTTCTTTGGTGATATTTACTTTTTCTTTCCTCTACGCTTCTTGAAGTCCTCGTCAATGCGTTCTTTCCATCCCTCGGGAATAGGCTGGCTTGACCTGACTGCGCTGATGGCATCGCTCAGAACTTCGTAGTTGAGCTGTGTCCCCTCACTGTCTGAATGATAATTGACGGCTCTGTCCGCTCCAATCCCGAAACTTCTTGCGGTTTCAATCGCGTCAATGTTTGCTCCGAGGAATAAAAACTCCCAGCCATACTTTTCAGTCTGACGCTCAATCATGTGCCTGACTCTATCAACGGAATAGAAACGGCTTGCATTCTCCATGCCGTCTGTTGTGATAATGAACATGGTATGCTCCGGCACATCCTCTGGCCTTGCGTACTTGTGGATGTTTCCGATGTGGTGGATTGCTCCGCCGATGGCATCCAGCAGTGCGGTACAGCCTCCAACCTCATAATCCCTGTTTGTCATTTGCCTGACCCGTTGAACATCCACTCGGTCATGCAGTACCTCGCTCGTGCTGTCGAAGAGGACAGTGGAGATCAGGGCATCGCCCTCGGCCTTTTTCTGTTTGGCAATCATCGAATTAAAGCCGCCGATGGTATCAGCCTCAAGTCCACTCATGGAGCCGCTGCGGTCGAGGATAAAGACAATCTCGGTCAAATTCTTTTTCATCTTGGGTTCCTCCATTCCAATTTGCCGTTATGGTTTTTCTTACCTTATGGGCATATTATAGGATGAAGTTCGCGCTGGATGGTCGCATGAAAAGCGACATCTCATTTCTTACGTTTATCCAAACCGTACTTGTTGATGACATACTCCATGTGTGCTTCCAACTCAAACACAGCATTATCCGGGAGCTTGCCTCGAAGCAGCACGGCGGGGATTACCAGCTTGGATACTCCGTCTTCCTCCCTCCGTAGTTTGACCTTTTCTTTTTCAAGATCAAGCGAGTGGAGACTATATCCCTCCGTCCGCCATGCCTCAGCAATCGTATTGCAGTTTGACCGGGGATACCACCAGTCCCGGTTTTTCCGAGCAGAAAGGGGAAGCGGCCTTCCGTCGATTTCTTCAATCTGAGCAAAGGTCAGCGTGATAGATGAAGCTGCCGACTTGGATAAAAATTCTTTGAGCTTGTAGTGCCGCCAGTTCGGACGGATCTCGCGCTTAATTCTCTTCTGTTCCTGACGCAATGTAATTCCTTCCAGTATGCCATACACGTCATAAGGGCGTAGGATAGAAATGTCTTCCATGGTCTGAACGATCTCGAACTCGTTGACTGCGCACATCTTATGAATATAGGCAGAGTTGCGTATGGAAGGAGGCCGGGTAAGGTCAAGGGGTACAGTAGTACGAGGCTGGTCAACTAAGATCGGTCTGCCGCAGTAGTAGCAGCGTCCGCTCTGCCTCTCCCACACAGCCCGGTAGGGGCCGGAAACATTCTGGATGTCTCGGTCATGGCTTCTGCTCTCGGCGTAGTCCCGTTCAACGAAGGGGTTCGCATTAGTCTTCACTTTGCTGTGTGTCAGAAGAAGTGTATCCGCAAGACGGATCACTCGGACACTCTTATCATCAGGAAGAGCATAGCAGTGGCGACCGTCTGCTTCCTGATACCAATACTTCGCTTTGATTTTTGCGAGAGGCTGTTTGGGATGCTTAGCAACCGCAGCTTCCAGCAGGGCGGCCTGTACTGCGACATCCACTTTTCGGAATGCGTCTGTGGCATCTGTGTAGCGATGATAGCCAGCCCATCCTTTGAGTTTGCGATTTAGCAATAGGATAAGCTCTCGCTGTGATTTCCTGTTTTTGAGGATGGTAGTCTTCAACTCATCAATAAATCTCTCAACGGCCTTGTCGGACGGATACGAATACATTAGACCATTCTTCCGTATGTAGGTTCGGGAGAGGAAGGTGAAGCCATCCGAGACATTGCATATCTGTGTCTTCTCCATAGATAGGGTCAGCCCTCGCTCATCGAGAAAGGTCTTCAACAGGCCAACAACCTTTTCCGCATCCTCTCTTGTCCTTACTGTGACAAGCACATCATCAGCGAAACGGATTAGGTTCCCATTTGCATAATCGCCGGGGGATGCCGTTCCATGCAGTCCCAAGAAAATGTGTCTTTGTAAGCCATCCAAAACAAAGTTTCCGAGATATGGAGAGATGTTTGCCCCCTCAGAGATTCCAACATCATCAGCGGGAAAGAGTTCCCCGGCAAATACAATCCCCGCATTCAAAAATTCAGAAAGGACTTTCTTATCCATGGGAACATTTTTCAAAAGCCATGAGTGCTGTATGTGGGAATAGTAGGCTTTAATATCTGCACAGACTACAATCTCCGGCGCATTGCTGCCCTTCAATGCTTCAAGAACATAAGCATGGGCATCCTGTGTGGATCGTCCCGGTCGAAAGGCGAAGGACTTTCGTTCGGCCATTGCCTCTGTAACCGGAACGAGCGAGTATCCGTAGAGGACATTCATTGCCCTGTCATAGTAGGTTGGAAGGCGCGGCCTTCGTTCCTTGCCGGTATTTTTGGCTGTCAGAAGGATCTGCCGCATGGGGGAGGCGTGATAGTTTTTTGAGGTCAGGGACATTGCTGCCCTCATCTTTTCTGCCGATGTGCGCCACTTGACATGATCGACACCGGGGCTTGAGGTGGAAGCAACAACGTGACGAACTGCGAGGCATTTAATCTGCGTATCCCGGACGATCCGCTTTTGCAAATCCTCAATGTCCTTGTTATTCTTCCGATACACAGCTATGGTCAAACGCTCCTGCAAGTCAGCCAGCTTTTTCTCGGCATCCTCCCAATCCATCTCGTCCCACATCCGTGCAAGCAGCTCATCCGGGAAATCAAGGCTCATATACGGACCTCCAATTCGATAGGGCAGTGGTCGGACCCGAGCATTTCCGAGATATGGCGCATGGATGTGACTTTGCCCATCAGCTCATCAGAGACAAGAAAGTAGTCCAGCCTCCATCCACGGTTTTCCGTGCGCTTGTTCAGGCGGTTGCTCCACCAAGTATATCCTCTCTCGTCTGGATTGCGCTCTCGGAAGACATCATGCAGGCCGCATTCCAGCAGCGTTTCAAAATCCGAACGCTCGTCGGAAGCATATCCCTGTTCAGCCCAGTATTGGCGCATATTCTCTTCATAGATGTCAATATCCTGCCGTGCCACGTTGAAGTCTCCGCAGATGACTACCGGCTTATCCTCAAGCAGCTCTTCGACATGGGCACGGAGAGCATAGTCCCACTTCATGCGATATGCGTGACGTTGGAGATTTTTTTGCGAATTGGGGACATAGACATTTACCAGATAGAACTTCTCATGCTCCACAGTGATCACCCGGCCCTCTTTGTCCTGATGTTCACCGAGAAAGCCATTGAACACTTTCCGTATTGGAGTGCGGATAAGAATTGCCGTGCCGGAGTACCCTTCACGCTCACCGTGATTCCAGAAGTGGGTATAGCCGTCCAAGATGACCGGCTCCTTCTTTGTGCGGATCTCTTGAAAGCAGATAATGTCCGGTTGGAGTTCATTTAGTTGTTGGAGTGACCCAGCCTTCATTGTTGCCAACAACCCGTTCAGGTTCCACGATATGATCTTCACGACAATTCCTCCCTTGAACAAAAGGCTCAACACCGTGTTTGCGGTATTGAGCCTTCGCTGTGATATTTCCTATTAAGTTTTAACGACTGTCGGCTATTCATCTGTGGCATCGCAGTGGTATTGCCGAAAGATGTCGCCGTCTATATCTATGACCTCATCCATGCGAATTTTCTTCCCATCCGACATCACCAAGATGCGCTCAAACTCATCTATTTTTTTGAGTGTGCCGGTTGCCGTCAAATATGCGCCGCCTGATTTTCTTGCATCGGGTTCAAAATAAGTGATACCAACCTCTGGCAGTTCGTCTATCTGCTCCATGAGAAGGCGGAATTTCCGGTTCAGGATTGCGTATGCCTCTTCATCCATATCGACTTTCTCTTCGGTCTGTCGTGCGGTTTCGATGATGGCATCTCCGTATCCAGTCAGGGCCGCAAATGGAGAAAACTGAGCTGCCCGATCCATCATGGGCATCTGTGGACGTTTGGAAGAGACATGATGCGGGAGATTGATAATACAGTCATACTTATCCATCTGCGTCACCTTTTCTCGTCCAACTTAATTTGTACTCCAACACATGGCTCAGCAGTTTGCGAGGTTCAACTTCAAATTTCCTCGCTACCTCCATGATGCGGTCATCAATCAGATGTAGGTTGTCCTCTTCACATTTCTCTATGGCCCGCTGATCATGGAGCCATAGTTCTGAAAGTCCGTTGGGGACAGCACCAAGCCTTTCAAACAGTTTTTGGCTTGGGTAATTGGCCGGGTCAATTCTGACCCTATACTCAGTCACGCCCAGCCGGGAGTTGATTGTGTTGAGCATGGTAGAGAGTGCAGGGTATCCAATTCCACGTTTCGTCCAGTCGCGCTTTAACTCAATGGCGATTTCCCACAAACTCTGAGAGGTATCCTTAATCCCGCAGTAGCCAATGTAGCTGCCCATGTTTTCGATGGAGAGCATGAGGGACTTTTCCCCGTTATGCTCTCTCCAAACCATGTCACAGAAGGCATCCTCTTTCAGCATTGACCTCATCGTTGCGTTTTCCCGCTGAATCAGTAGATAGTCCTCGCGGTCACCTGGCTCTATCGGTCTCAGAAGAACATTGTCGTTGACCCGGATAATGCTTCCGAACTTCCAAAAAGCAGCCTTCGTTTCGATCCCTGATTTGTCAGCTATCGCTCGTTCTACCAAAAGCCGTGCCAGCTCTGAATCATCCTTCTGCGTCAACTGACTGATGACTGCATCCCGCTTTTCTTCAAATGACTTCCCATCATCTGCTTCCAGTATATCCAACGCACCCTGCAAAATCGCATTCAAGCTGGTTTTTGATAGAGTATCCGAGATCTGATTATTGTCCATGCAATCCACCTGTCTGTTTTATCCTCTACGCTTTATGACCGCCGATCTGCTGGTTGCGATCCTTGGCCGTTGCGCCTTCCACGAAGTTCATACCTTTCAAAATTGCGTTCTTCCCAAACTTCTTTTTTATGGACAGCATCGCAAACTGCATCTTTTTCTCCCGGGCGAGGGCAGCATCCTCTTTTTTACGCTGCTCCTGCAATGCAGCATAGTCAGTAAACATATCCATCTGTTCAAACTGCGCCTGTGAAGACTGTGCGGCATCCCTTTCACTGATGACGCGGTTCGCAGTGATATTCAGCCTTCGGATCAGCAAGTCCTTATCCACGATGCGGTCATACAGCTCAGTGACAGCCTCAAGGATTTTCTTGGTCGAAGAGGTATAGCCGCCCAGATTTGCGGTCCCGTGAGAGTGCTTGGGGATTTTCCGGCCATAATGGTCTGTCACAATCGCTCCATGATATTTTCGGCTGCGTTCGGGATCAGTTAAGTTCTCGATGTCATACCCTACGGTAATCGTGAGCTGGTCAGTGACAAGTCCTTTGTCCACCAAGTCCAAAACAAGGAGGTCTGCCATCTCACGAAGGACAAGTTTCGCTTTATCGAAGTCATACGGACAGTGAAGCACTTGTCCAGAGCCTAAGCTGTTCGTACTTGGCCGGTATGCTTTGACGGCCTCTACCGTGCAAGGCTCCCAACCCCACGCATGATCAATCAACAGCTCTGCATTTTTTCCAAATAGTTCATAGAGCAAGTCTTCGTTCCTCGTGGAGCATAGTGCCACATCGCCCATCGTAAACAGACCATGCTCTTCCAGCTTTTTAGCATATCCCTTTCCGACTCTCCAAAAGTCGGTGATTGGCTGATGTCCCCATAAGGTGCGCCGGTAGCTCATCTCGTCCAGCTCGGCAATTCGGACACCGTTCTCATCCGCCGGAATATGCTTCGCTACGATGTCCATTGCCACTTTACAAAGGAAAAGGTTTGTCCCGATCCCGGCGGTCGCTGTAATCCCTGTGGTATTCAGCACATCAAGGATGATGGTCATGGCAAGGTCATGTGGAGATAGCTTGTAGGTATTCAAATAGTCCGTCACGTCCATGAAAACCTCGTCAATAGAATAAACAATAATGTCCTCCGGCGCGATGTATTTCATATAGATGTCATAGATTTTCGTGCTGTATTCCATGTAGTACGCCATGCGCGGCGGAGCGATAATAAAATCTATGGCAAGGGAAGGATTGGCTTGCAGTTCGGAATAGAAGTGGGAAGTTCCCTCCAAACGATGCCCCGGAGCGTCATGCTGTCTACCGGTGTTGGCTTCGCGGACTCGCTGTTTGACTTCAAACAACCGCCCACGGCCAGAGATACCATAGCTTTTGAGGCTCGGTGTGACAGCGAGGCATATCGTCTTATCCGTCCGGCTCTCATCGGCAACGACAAGGTTTGTATCCAGAGGATCAAGTCCGCGCTCGCGGCATTCGACCGAGGCGTAAAATGATTTCAAGTCTATGGCTATATAGGTTCGCTGTTTCATGCCTCGGTCGCCTCCTTGTCAAGTCATAGTTTATACATCACCAAAAGCTGGCTGACCAAATCGTCTGTTCGTTTGATAATGTCAGGTAATCATGAACCGATTTTATCATGCACATCCATCTCCTTTAACTCCTGCCTCGGCCAAGCGTCGCTCTTTTTAGATAATAATGTTTGGTGGCATTCAGTCATCATTCGGAAGATACCACCCGTGTTCCCGGTGGGGAGGATAGACAAAATCCCTGTCATCGTGGTCTTTACGCTCTCGATGTAGTAACTCATTATCAAACACTCTGAGAAGGCGCGTTGCTTCCGCATCGCCAGAGCAATGCCGCAACCGCACCTTTTCCCGTTCCTGCTTCAATTCCTCGTCCGAGGCTTTTGAAAACCATCGGTCGCTGTACGGAGTGGTTTCTTCTATCCTCAATACCCTCAAAACCGTCACACCTACCGCTGCTATGCCCACACATAAGCCAACGAACTTTGAAAAATGCTTTTTTCCGTTCATTTCTACACCCCATCCAGCTTTTGACTTGAACCGAAAATCACAGTCCAAACTTTTCACGGTACTTCTGCGGGTTTTCCTTGTACTCACGATATTTTTCCCGTAAACAGTTTCCGCATGGGCGATACCCTGCTGCAAGAGCAGTCTTCTCATCTGCAAAGAATACACGGCTCTTTTCATAAGTGCCCGGAAATCTCCTGATTGTTGACAGCGCAGAGGGACAATCCAATCTCCCGTAGATTTTCAACTTGCCATTACCGCCGAAAGTCCCCGGCGTTTCTGAGAGATATTCTTTTCCATCTGCACCAAGCAGTTTATACATCTTCATCTCCACACGCTCCTTTCTTCACCCTTGTATTTCTGTGAGCCGGTGATGGTCAGTTACTCCACCAGCAAGCCCTTTTCCTTGAGCTTCGATATTGCAGGGTCACTTTCTGCCGCTGTACCTATTACCAGCCTTAGATACGCCAACATCGCCTCAATGTCGGCCCTGTCCAGCATAACCGTCAGATAATTTGCTGTGAGGCACCCGTCATCCCAGAAGTTAATCTGCCACTCCACTTGAATATCTACCAGCTCGCAGCCTTCCCGCACATATACAACATCAGGGTTATTTCTTACGTCCTGCACTGGTACGAGGCGGAACACAAAATCCGGTTCAATCATACTCAGCTCAACAGGCATCTCAAGTTCTCCGTTAAGCAGTTTCTCAAACCTGTCCGCCAGCCTGTCAACCTCGGAGCTTAGTAAAACTTCATCTCGCTCCTTATGGTAATTGAGCCAGTCACCGGAGGTAAATGAAAAACTGCACTTGCACCAGTTCTCATCCCAACTCTGATGCGTGGTGTGAGTGTATCCTTCAATACTCAGTTGAAGACAGATGCCATCTAAATCCATACGGAGTTTCATTCTTCTACGCTCCCAATAAGCTCTGATCAAAAGCGAACAGAGCCTCATTGATCTCAAAGATGTTGTAGTTCCCACGCTCTATAAAATACTCAATGATAATGTCAAACTTACTGGAATGGGAGAGGGCAAATCCAGCCTTCATCAGCATATCTTTTGCCTCATCCAGAGGAAGTTCAAGGGCAATAACAAACGCAAGGGCCGTGGGCTTGCTTGGCTTGTAGAGCCTGTCGCTCCGTATCTTCGAGAAGAGCTTGCGGTCAATATTTGCTTTCTTGTAGCACTGTGCGTCGGTCATGCCCTTCTCATCAATTTTGCGCAGCAGCATCTCTGAAAAGCTCTCATCAATTTGCCCGAGAGCTTCATCAAGCGAACGGGGTACCGAGGCACACAGATCACCCGGCTCGGGAATGCTCCCATACGCCATTCCCTCAGCTTCAAGGGCCTCTATACGTCTCATGCGCTCACGGCGGGTATCCGCATGAGCGTCAACGTAAGTGTCATCTATGTATTCGGCAATATCCCGAAAAAGCCTACTACTGATCTGAAACGTCTTCCGGTCAAAAATAACCAGATAAACCATGAGTTCATTATCCATCAGAAATGAGCTGATGGTGTCCATGGCAACGCGCAATGCCTGATCTTTCGGATAGCCAAAGATGCCGGAGGAAATGAGAGGAAAAGCAACGCTTACACAGTTGTATTCCTTGGCAAGCGCAAGAGCTGACTCATAGCAGGAGACCAGCAGTTCCTTCTCTCCGTGCTTGCCGTCTATCCAACGGGGACCCACTGCATGGATGACATACTTACAAGGGAGCATTCCCGCGCCGGTAATTTTAGCACATCCGGTTTTACATCCACCGAGCTTCTTGCACTCTTCAAGGAGCTGCGGACCTGCAGCCCGGTGGATGCAGCCGTCCACACCACCGCCACCAAGCAGCGAGGGATTAGCTGCATTGACAATCGCATCAACATCCATTTTGGTAATGTCATTTCTGACTATCTGTAAGGGCATTGAGCCACCCGCTTTCTGATCTCGCCGCCTGTCTCACCGGCCACAGCACTTTTTGTACTTTTTTCCACTCCCGCAGGGACAGGGATCGTTTCGGCCAATTTTCTTCGACTTTGTTTTGGCCTCTGCCGCCTCGATTTCTCTTAACAGGCTCAGCCTAAGCTCTTCACTTGGAACATTCATCGCCATAATCCCTGAGCGAAGTTCGTCCGCGTTAATAGACCCGTCCGCAATCGCTTTTCTGATGTTTGGGCCAAAGGATAGTGAACGTGGAATGCGCTCTTCGGGCGGAAGCATCGCCATCATTTCGTCCGGCGTGTGCCCCCTGTTGCACTGCATCCTGACAGAATTGTGAAAAGTCTGTTGTAATTCGATAAACCGGTTCAGGTCATCATCGCTGTCAAACGCTATCCCTGCTCTGTCCAGATAGCGCATCAAATCAGCAACCCCGGCGCCAAGGTATCGGGAGCCGTACAGGATCTCCAAAAACACTTCCTCCGCTTTACGTCCGGTCAGGTGGAATCGGTCTTCCAGAAAAGACTTCATTTCAGAGACTATTGGGGCATCCCCGCAGTAGAAGGCATCGTCATAGAGCAGAAGTTCTCTTTTCGGGGGTATGTAATAGGGCTTGTCCTGCTGGCTATGCTTTGTTTCGATGTAGAGGTCGGTGTTGTCTCCAAACAGGAGAATATCAATAATCTCGCGCTCCATAGGCGGGACTTGCTTTCCGTCTGTATAGACTTCATCCGCACCGAGGATGTAATAGTCCTCAATTTCATGACGGGCAATTTCCGCAAAAGCAAGAAATTCATCCTCTGTTACAAGAGATGGACTCTGCTCTGAAATGATCTCATAGGCTTTTCTGAGCGGGATGATCCCGTATAGATTTGCCATCGCATTGAAGTATTTCCTGAGCATTCTTGAGGTGGTGTCCTTCAATGGGATCTCCCGGTATAGCGCATTGAGTTGACGCCGGGAATAACTCTCCGGGATAGGAACATACTGCTTGTCAGCTTTCACCTCGCCGCTCATTCCTTTTCCTCCACGATGCCGAACCCGATGATGATATTCTTTTTAGCATTTGGCGGACAGATTATGCCTGTCATTTCATACCGATAACGCCGTGCTTTTCCATCAGTTGGGCGCAATTCCGGCGCATAGGCAGCGACCTCGCATTTCTCATACTCCGGTAGGCCCCCTAAATCATCCACAACATCTTTGATCAGGGCATCTTCCACCTCATAGATGTCCTTACCGTACTCAACAGCGATCAACTCATGTTTCTTTACATCTCGTTCAATATGCTCGCCAAGGGCGCGATACAGAAGGTACTTCATTGTTTTACATCTCCTTGCTTTCTCTCGGCTTTCAATCGTCTCTCACATCGTCAAGTCCCCGTGCTGCTTCTTCCCGCAGCTTAAATAACAGATTGAGTAGAAGAACGGCAACGCGCTTCATATCGTCATTTCCGTCCGGGTCTCTGTTCTGCCGCATATATTCGAGAGCAGCGGCAAACGCTGTCGTGCGGTCAATGTGCCCCTCTTCTTCAATCTGGTCAAGCGTCCCCCTTATAAACAGCAGCAGTGCGTCTTCCTCCGGGGAGAGCGTTGGCATCTTGTCAAAGAGAGTATCCAACTCATCATGTTTCATCATCACCCCGCTTCCGATCCTGCTTATTGCAAATTCGTCTGGAATCGCCTCAACATTGTCACTGCGAGGATGTTCATGTATAATGCTCCAATTTCTGATATGAAGTCAATATCTATCGGAATGACCTTGCCGCGAAGTTGACGGTAAATCGCCTCGAACAAGGCCATATATTCGGGTAAATCAAGCGGTATGAACTGCCGGATAGACTCGCTGGCGGAGGCCCAGTCTTCGGCTGTCTCTACTTCCAAGCTGGTCATCACCGCAACAAGGATCTGGCTCACGGCCAGCTTGCCCTCAAGCGGCTCAATTTCATCCGACAACTGTGCAAACAGTTTCTTTTTCCGTCTCAGGGAGAGGATAGCGCAGTTATCATCGCATTCGATGGCGATGATCTCCGCGATACACTCCCGCCAAACCGCATATCCGGCGTTGATCGCTTCGTCCTCACCGATCGTAGGTGCATATCCCTCGCAGTATTCGTTGTAGAAGCTCTTTCCATTCAACTCGTTGTGACAGCAGAAGATATGCGCAAGTTCGTGGAGAAAAACATGGATGAGTTCAGCCGGTTTATAGGGGATGTCGGTTCTGAGAAGGATACCATCCTTGCTTCCATTATCCCAGCCGATGAAGGAAGAAGCACGAAACGCGAAGTACCCCTCGTCTTCGTAGCGGTCCTTCAGCCGGTCGGGAAAGTAGTCGGTACAAAAGGATTGAAAAACCTCCGTCTGATCTTCCGTGGTCAGGCACCGCAGCACGATATTGTCCGCAGAAAAATCTGTGCCCATCTTCTCGTTGAATATCTTCATGGCTTTTTCAAGAAAAGCATCATAATCCATAATCCAAGCCCATCCTCGTGTCTATTTCAAAAAGTTGCTCTTGTGGTCAATCGGCCTGAGATCATAGCCGAGTTGGTTCAGGTGAGCAATTTTCAACGCTACCAGATTGATGTCTGTGTGCATCGCCCGTGCAATCTGCTCCGCAGAAAAGCGGTACTGGTAGATATATTCCATCAGTTCATCGTTATCCAGAAGGATTTCCGCCGCAACGATATTAGCCTCATACTCAGGCTTTGACCTCATATCGTACAGCATAAACTCCCGGATTGCACTGTCCGTTGCAAGATGTCGGTGAAGCTGATCATGTCCCAGTTCATGGGCACAGACGATACGCTGCAACCACTCAGGGAGAGTTTCATTGATGAATATAAAGCGGTTTCGCTTGATGACGCGGTACATCCCTTTCAGAGAGCAAAAATCCTTTCGGAACATGACTTCCACGCCAATATCGCTTGCTATTTCAAATGGATCTCTTGTGCCACAGCGTTTGACAAGTTTGCTGCCCACAAGAGTAAGGTGTTCTGCGGTCATCATCCCACCTCCGATTGAAGGAACAGTATAGCAGAGAAGGAGTACAATTAACAGGACTAATTCCCCTGTGACTTTCTGTACTTCTTTGGTGTGTATTTCTTGTTTTTCTCCTTGGCAAGCCAGTAGGCTTCCGTGAGAGCCTTCATCGCTCCATCCAGAGCATCGTCGCTCATCTCGCCACCGGCAAAACAGGCTCTCACATCCTCTACAAGTTCATCAACATCCTTGGCGGACTTTGACCCGCCCTTTTCGTATGCCTCAACCACGCAGATTCCACTGCTGCCAAGCAGATATTCCATCGTTGTACCCAGAGCGTCTGCGAGTTTTTGAGTAACCATCATATTGGAGGGTTTCCGATTGCCCAGTTCATAATTCTGAATTGTTCTCGGTGTTACTCCGACCAGCTTCGCAAGTTCAACCTGTGTCAGTTTGGCTTCTATGCGCTTCTCCCGCAACCTGTCCTTGAAAACCATAAGGCACCTCTTTCTAATCTTTCACATTGACACGAACACTTTTTCTGTAAACTTGATTGACATGAAAATACATTCGTGCTACAATGGCAATCACAGAGATGAAATCCTGTTCGCATTTCATCTTATCACGCGAATATCCGTATGTCAATACGAAGCATGAAATATTGTTCGTATCTTGCCGTAGAGCGGCGGAAAGGAGGGGCAAAATGGTCGCAGCGCAATGCAGAAAACAGTATGTCGCAGTCAATCTGGATGTGGATGAGGAAGGAGAGTTCCATCCCAGAATGATTTTTTGGAGGAATGGACGTTCCTTCAAGATTGACCGGATGACCTATAAGTGCCGTGCTTCATCTTCCAAGGTGGGTGGCGGTGGGATCAGATATACCATCGTGATCCGTGGAGAGGAAAAATATCTCTTTCACGAGGGAAACAGGTGGTTCGTTGAGGCAAAGGGGGAGTGACCATGGTTTTGTCGCAAGGGCAGCTTGAAGAAATAGCTGCGGCAACACTCAAGGATTTTTACGAGACAGTGCATCGGAAGTCAGTCGCAAAGTTCCGGTTTGCACAGGCTACTCCTATCGAGCAGCTTGCAAGGGCGTATCTTGGGCTGAGCATATCCTATGCGCATCTGTCCTGTGATGGAAGCATCTGTGGATTGACCGCTTATACAGATACAGAGTATCAGGTTCAGGAAATGGGAATAACTCGTACAATCCCTCTCAAGCAGAATCAAATTCTACTGGATACGAGTTTCATAGAGCCATATCAGGCTCAAAAACTTTTGGGCAAAAAGCGGTTTACCCTTGCCCATGAGTGCGCTCATCAGATTTTATTCCAGTTGGCAACGGACGAACTGCGCCAGTCCTGCAAAAGCCGCTATTGTGACAGGCCAGCATATTCCCTGCGGGATCTGAAAACCCGCGAAGACTGGAATGAATGGCAAGCAAATGTAGTTGGTGCCGCCCTGATCATGCCGCAAGGCGAGGTTGACCGCGCTATGTGGCATTTGACCCAGAGCAAACCCATAAAGAACTACGAGGGGAGGTTTTCGTATCATGACCGTACAATCATCGCTGTCTTCTGCCATGCACTCGAAGTCTCCAAGACTGCCGCCCTGATCAGACTAAGGCAGCTTGGGTATATCGAGGATCGTCTATACAGCGAGTGTGTTGATCCGTTGGAGGTGTGGGCATGAGAAGAACCATCCGCATCTCCGAGCCGTCTGCGGAAATGCAGACGAAAATCCAAAGGGCGCGACGCGCTATTTCAAGTCAGAAAAAGAGAATGGTGCAATGCCCATACTGTGGGCACAACGCCATCGCCGTATTTGAGGACACCAGAGGCCATGTGCAAGCTAAGTGCAAGCTCTGTGGTCGGGAAACCGTCTTTGATGTCCTCAGCATGAGACGGTTAAGACTCTGCCTTTCTCGAAGGTAGGGATTAACAAATAAATATTGATTGCTGTGCTGTGGAGCCGCTGATTGGTGAGTCTTCCTAATGCCGCATGAGAACAGAGTATTCTCATTGAAACTCTGTTCCTTCGGTATGGGAAAACACGCTCACCGTCATGCGGCTCCTTTTTAGTCTCGTCCTTCCGCTGCTCCCCGCCAGCGGAAAGGACGAGCTATGAATATCCCGAAGACCCCGAAAGAATTTGACTACGATCTCTGGACTACGGAGGACGGCAAGTGCATGGTGCGGATCAAAAGCACCGGTGAAGAGACGGAGGTTGGCCGTGAGGTCATGAAGGCTCTCCGTGCCGAGGAAAAATGGGTGCGCCGGTCGATGACGGGCATCCCCGTCCCCGGCGCAGAGGACAGCACCACAACCATCCTGTCCCTCGACTATGTGAGTTATGAGGGTGGTGAGGACATGGCCCCGGCGTGGTTGGAAGACCCGCACGACTTTACAAAGGATGTGCTGGTCAGTCAGGCTGAGGCGGACTTCCTCAAGACCCTGACCGAACGGGAGAGGGCGGTCTATCAGTTCTGCATTAAATCCGGCAAAAGCCAGCAGGAATACGCAGTGGCTTCCGGCCTCTCCATTTCCCGTGTCTGTAAGCTCGTGGGGGCCATCCGAAAAAAAGCAAAAATTTTTTTCTGAGGGGTGCCAAGTTTTTGCAAGTTCATGTCCGTTGTAGGGTGAAGAGGGACAAACCCCTCTTCCGGCTCCTTGAAAATTGAATACTCAGTGCTACGGCTCTTTCCTCTTTTCTCGTAGCGACTTGTCTTCTGCCGCGAAGACCCCCGCTCCTGCGGGGCGAGCGATCAACAGAGAGACTAAACTGCCGTGTGGTGCGGCTGTTCGCCATAATGGAAAAGATGGGTACAATGATACTTCTGTCCCCGGGTTGCCGGGGGCGGCTTCGGGCGTTCCCCGGAGGGGTGAGAGTCCCATGATACCAATAACCACTGGTAGGTCGTAGCATTCCCGAGCCGAAAGGCTCTTCTGGCAGGGGTGCGTGCTGCAAATATGCCGGATTTTGAAACAAACCTATCAGAAACTCAGATATAGTTTCAGCATGAAAACTATGTGGCAGAGCTTCTTTTGAGAGGTTCTGCCACATCCTTTTGTCCTGAAACCCACGACAAAGCAGGAGGTATGGCAAAATGATGAATATAGAGGCGATGAAACGTGTTGATCCGAGGACCGTAGACCGCAATACCCTTGTCCAGCGAAGCAGTGTGAAAATTGACCCCAAGGCATCCCGTGAAGAACGTATGCGCAGCTTTCTTGAGCAGATCAAAAACCCTTACTGCTACCTCGATGGCAAAACGGTGGTGAAGGTCTCCTTCGCTAAGACCGGCACCACGATGGAGGACTGCTTGGAAAATTACCTGAGAGGGCTTTGATTGTGAACAAATTGAATCTTTTCAAACGGTACTATGGACAAGCGGATGAGCCGGTGATATAATCTAATCAGGTCAAAAAAGAAGAAATGGACTGAGCCGCCAGATGTGGGGGCTTATTTCTGTTTCCTTCCATAATACGAAGCAGAGCCTTCGTCTTTCTGATTTGATGTATCACACCAAACAGAAGACGGAGGTTATTTTTATGCAAAAAAAGATTTATCGCACGGCCATCTACTGCCGGTTGTCCCGCGAGGATGGCGACAAGGTAGAGAGTAATTCCATCGCAAGTCAGAGAGCTATCTGCGAAGACTTTATTGCCAAGCATGATGACCTTGAGCTGGCCTGCGAGCCGTTCATCGACGATGGTTACAGCGGGGTCTCGTTCAACCGGCCACAGTTCAAGGAATTGGAAGATGCGCTTCGCAAGGGAAAGATTGACTGCATTGTGGTCAAGGACCTCAGCCGCTTTTCGAGAAACTACATCGACGGCGGACGATACCTTGAGAAAATCTTCCCCCAACTCGGTATCCGCTTTATTGCCGTCAATGACGCATACGACAGTCTTACCGGTGATCCGCAGTCAGATTCTTTTATCATCCCGTTCAAAAACCTGATAAATGACTCCTACTGCAAGGATATTTCCATGAAAATCCGTTCCAGCTTGGAGGTCAAGCAGAAGAACGGAGAGTTTGTTGGAGCCTTTGCGCCCTATGGATACCGAAAGTCCCCGGAGGACAAAAACCGGCTTATCGTGGATGAGGATGTCAGCGAGTATGTGCAGATGATCTTCTCTATGTATAAGGACGGCTTCTCTATTGGCCGGATTGCTGACCGGCTCAACCAGATGGGCGTTCTTTCCCCTATGGAATACAAGCATTCTGCCGGGGTCAAATTCGAGACAGTCTTCAAAACCAGTGAGACGGCCAAGTGGACGTACAAGGCCGTCCACCGCATTCTGACGAACGAAGTCTATATCGGCGTTCTGGCGCAGGGCAAACGGGGTACACCGAACTATAAAGTCCGTGTCGTACAGTTCAGGAACGAAGAGGATTGGGTAAAGGTTGAAAATGCCCACGAGCCGCTTGTCTCCTATGAGGACTTTATGGCCGTCAAGGAGATGATGAAGCGTGATATGCGCTGTTCCCCGGATAAGGATGAGGCTCATCTGTTCTCAGGCTTTCTGTTCTGCGCCGACTGCCACCAGTCCATGATCCGCAAGACAGTCCCTTCCAAGAACAAGAAGTATGTGTACTTTGTCTGTTCCTCGAATAAGCACAGCCATACTTGCAGCCCACACAGCATCAGCGAAAAAGAAGTTGAGGAAAAGGTATTCCGAGCTATCCACGATCAGGTTGAGCTTGTTGTGAACTTGGAAAAGGCCCTCGCGATGATTGATCGTCTGCCCTCAAAGAGCCGGAAAGCATTCAACTATGAAGCGCAGATTGCCAAAATTGAAGAAGAGATTGAGCGATACCAGAAGCTCAAACTCCGCCTCTATGAAGACCTCTCAGATGGAATCATCGACAAGTCCGAGTATTTTGACTTCCGAAACAGCTATACCAAAATTATTGAAGAGAAACAGGAAACGCTCCTGCGTGTCAAAAAAGAGATGAAACAGGTCGTTGCCACCGGAACCACTGAAAGGAACTGGGTCACGCTCTTCAAGCAGTATGAAAACATAGATGAGCTGAACCGCCGCATCCTGATGGCTCTCGTGGACCGGGTGTTGGTCTATGAAGACCATGCCATTGAAATCATCTTCAAATATAGAGACGAATACCAGCAGACCCTTGAATATGTTCTTGGATACGCTGACGAACTCGCCATTGCCGTGTAATAGGAGGGATGAGCAAATGGCACGAAAGAGCAGAAAACTCGTTGCGGAAGAGGCTCAGTTCAGCGAGCCTGTTACCACGGCGCAAATGTTCCCAACCGCTATCTATGCACGTCTCTCTGTTGAGAACAGCGGAAAGAGCGAGGCCGTGGATGTCATTGCAAATCAGGTTGAGATATGCAAGTCGTATATTGCAGATTGCCCCTATCTGGATCTCGTCGATACTTACATCGACAATGGCCGGACAGGTACGGTTTTTAACCGGCCAGAGTTCAACCGGTTGATGACTGACATCAAAAGCGGACGTATCAAATGTCTGGTTGTCCGTGATCTCAGTCGTTTTGGCCGTGATTACATCGAAACCGGCACATACCTTGAGCGCATCTTTCCGCAAATTGGACTTCGTTTTATCTCCGTAAAAGAGCGGTTTGACAGTTTTGACACGGACGGCTCAAATGAAAGTCTGGTCATCCCTCTGCAAAACATGATCAACTCCCTCTACTCCAAAGATATATCCCGCAAGGTCTCCGCAGCATTAAAGGTGCAGATGGAGCAGGGCACCTTCCGCAAGCGGAATTTGCCCTACGGTTATCGGTGGAATGATGAACACTCCAACATGGTCATTGACGAGGAAACCGCCAAATATGTCCGCATGATGTTCCAATGGAAAATTGAGGGCTGGTCTCTTCCTTCTATTCTGGACGCGCTGGATCGCATGGGTGCGCCAAACACAGAACTGCGTAAGCGTCAGAATGGCACGCGCAAAGGAGACGGATGCTCATGCAAGGGCTGGCACAAGTCCACGTTGTACGGTATCCTGACAAATCCCCATTATGTCGGAGATACGGTGCTTGGCCGGTCAATGAAGGCAATTTACATGGGGATTCCCTCTCACAACGTCAAGGACAAGGACGAGTGGATTGTCTTCCCGAACACGCACGAGGCCATCATCAGCCGTGATGACTTTCAGAAAGTTCAGGATATTATGGCGGCAGCTTCGGAAAAGCGTCAGTCCAGTATGCGGAAAACCGAGGCCATCCGTTCAGAGTTTGTCAACCTCTTTGATGGAAAAATCATCTGTGCTGACTGCGGCAGGAAGATGTACTTCCATAAAAAGAAAATCGACAAGGACAAGCGGGGACGCTGGTATGCCTTTTATGAGTGCAGCACATCGGTCAGCAAACGATATGAGCATTGTTCAAGCCATTACACGCGGCAGGACAAGCTCGAAGCGGATGTGCTTTCAGCCATTCAGCTTCAGGTGAAAGCTGCGCTCGACTATGACCGGCTGCTTGACCGGCTCCGTGGGAGCGACGGCGAGAAAAGCATCCGCGACGGCATGAATGCAAAAATCACCAGCCTCAACCTTAAACTTACGGGGGTATCAAAGAAACGGACCCGGCTCTATGAGGACTATGCGGAGGGGATTCTGGACGAAGAGGAATACTCTTTCGCAAAGAAGAGCTATGATGAGCAATACGCCGACCTCTCACGCCGTCTGGATGAAGCGATACAGCGAAAGGAAAAGTTTGTGGAGGCTATGTCAGCGGACAACAAATGGATCACGCTGATGAAGTCCGTCAGCACCGCAACCGAACTGTCTCAGGCTTTGGTCGATGAGGCGATTGAGCTTGTGAAAGTACATGATGACGGCTCCGTGGAACTGGTCATGAAATATGGCGACATCTATGCGTTGACCTTAGAATGTATCAACAAAGTGCAGGAGGCGGCATAATGAGCAAAGACTACACCATTGGCATCTACATCCGCCTCTCCATGGCCGATGAAGACACCGGATACGGGAACAAGGCTGAGAGCGACAGCGTGGTCAATCAGCGGCTTCTCATTAACCGGTATCTGGATCAACATCCTGAGCTGTCCAAGTATCCGAGGCTTGAATTTGCAGACGATGGATACACGGGAACAAACTTTCACCGGCCTCACTTTACAGACATGATGGAAAAAGTCCGAACGGGCGAGATCAACCTGATCTGTGTTAAGGATTTTTCCCGCTTCTCTCGTGATTACATCGAAACCGGAAATTATCTGGAATGCACATTCCCGTTTATGGGAGTGCGGTTTATCAGCATTAACGACGGCTATGACAGCGATGACTATAAGGGTACAACGGGAGGCTTGGACGTTGTGATGCGCAGTATCATCTATGCGGCATACAGCAAAGACCTCTCAATAAAGACCACCACGGCCAAGCTCCACATGATGAAGCAGGGCAAATATGTTGGTGGTTATGCGCCCTACGGTTACACCCTGCATCCCGAAATCCGCAATAAACTCAAGCTGGACCCGGAAGCTGCTCAGGTCGTTCGGCGGATCTTTGACGATGCCCTAAATGGACTCAACACATCTGAAATCGCCCTCGCGCTTAACGATGACGGCGTTCCTACACCGGGACAATATTTCCGCAGGAATCACCCGGACAAGAAAAAGTTCAGCCGGATGAGCGAAAAGATTAGCTGGACATCTATGATGGCCTATAAGATCATCACCAACTACGTCTACACCGGAGCGACGGTGGGCCACAAGCGGAAGTCCGGTGGGGTCGGTTCCCGCAAGTCGATTGCTCAGTCCCGGGAAGACTGGATCGTGGTTGATGGAATGCACGAGGCCATTGTCTCTAAAGCGGAATTTGAACAGGCTCAGACTGTTATTCGCGGCGGGGAGAAAAATCCTCAGAGAAAGCAGAAGTTCTATCCGCTCAAAGGTCTTGTCTGCTGTGGGAATTGCAAAAGAGCAATGACCCGGCGTAAGCAAAAAAACGGGAGTGTCTTTCAATGCACTCACTCTACAAACGACCGTAACACAGACTGCCCAGTTGGTGAGAAGTATAGTGAGTGCGAGATTGAACGGGTTGCCTACAATGCCATTGATCAGTATCTTACTCTGGCAGAAAAGAAAGCCGTTCAGCAGCGGGAAGTCGGCACCACGCGAAAGGCTGCTATCAAGGACTGCGCAGTCTCTCTCAAGGAGGCACAAACGCAGATAGCTCAGGCAAAAAGTAACAAACTGCGCCTATATGAGAAGTACACGGTGGGTTCGCTCACAAAGGAAGAATACCTCCGGCAAAAAGGCATCGCTGACAAACGCATCTCTGAACTTGAATCGGTCATTCAGCGAGGCAGCATCCGTATAAACGAACTGGAAGCCGAAGAGACCTGTTCGGATGACCGTCTTCACGATTTATGTGATGAGTTCAGAAGCACTCAAGCTCTGACCTACGAGCTTGCCCACGCATTTATCTCGGCAATTTATATTCACGGACATGAGAATATCGAGATCGTCTGGAAGTTTAACGACTTCCTCAACGCAACGGAAGGGAGAATTTGAGTACAATGAAAGCAGCAATTTACATTCGGATAGCCACCGCAGACCAGTTGAGCAATGACTTCCAGCAGGAAGAGATGAAGCGGTATGCCAAGGAGAAAGGCTATGATGTTGCTGTTGTATTCCCGCTTGTTGGGGTTACGGGGGCCGAGACGACGCCCTATATCGAAGAACTGAAACAGACAATGATTGAGCAGGACATCAGAAAACTTCTCGCTTGTAATCCGTCGCGGGTCAGCAGGGACCCGTTCCTCTTCATGGTCATCGACGAGATGTTCCGCAAGTCCGGCATTGAGTTGGAATATCTCCCGCTGTTTGACATCAGCATGGGCCTGACCCCCGAGTATAAGGCTGTGCTGGACTTCCTGATGGACGAGATGGAGCAGGAGGTATGATAGACGGCTACAAGCCGTTCATGGGCGGTTGTCCACCTGTGAACGGCTTGTAAAATCTCCAAAATTTTTTAGTTCCTACTTGACACAAGAAGATTTATCGAGATTGGGCCGAAATTACTTGCAGACCGGCACACTGATTGAGGACTTCTTCCCCCGTCACGGCGTCCGCTATATCGCCATGAATGACGGTATCGACACCATGCGGGACAACAACGACATTGCGCCGTTCAAGAACATCCTCAACGAGATGTACAGCAAGGATATTTCCAAGAAGGTTCATTCCTCTTATCTGCTGAAAGCGCAGAAAGGCCAGTTTACCGGCTGCCTTGCCCCCTTCGGCTACCAGAAAGACCCGGAGGACAAAAACCACCTGCTGATTGACGAGGAAACAGCTCCCATTGTCCGGCGTCTGTTTGCATGGGCGCTGGAAGGACACGGCCCCAACTACATCCGGCGCAGGCTGGAAGAAGAAAAAATCCCCTGCCCGACCTACTGGAACCGGGTACGGGGGCTGCGGAACGTGTCAACCAAGTGGGAAAAGAAAGACCCGGTAAACGGGCGGTATATCTGGGACTTCTCCGTGATTAAGGACATCCTGATGAACCCCGTCTACACCGGCGCTATCGCTTCCCAGAAGAAGGAATACCGCTTCAAAATCGGCACCATCGGGGAGAAGAAGCCGGAGGAATGGATTGTCGTGGAGAACCAGCATGAGCCGCTTGTTGACCGCAAGACCTTTGACATCGTGCAGCGCAAGCTGAAATCCCGGCAGCGCCCCCGCCAGACCGGGGAAATCAGCCTGTTTGCGGGGCTTATCAAATGCGGCGAGTGCGGGAAGTCGCTGACTATCCGCTACACCAACGAGAAGCACCCGAAGCAGATTTATTCCTGTAAGACCTACAACGCCTACGGAAAGCAGCACTGTTCCCAGCACCGGGTTGAGTACGACACCCTGTACCGGCTTGTCCTGAACAAAATCCGGGAGTGCGCCAGAGCAGCCCTGATGGACGGGGAGGCCGTTGCCGGGAAGCTGTCCGACACCTGCGAAGCCGAGCAGAAAGGCCAGCGGGAAGCGTTGGAACGCTCCCTTGCCAAAGACGAGGAACGGATTGACGTTCTGGAAAAGATGGTTCTGCGGCTGTATGAGGATATGGTTGCCGGACGTATCAGCGAAGCAAACTTCAATCTGCTGATGGAAAAGACGCAGAAGGAACAGGCCGAGTTGAAGGCGAGGGTTGAGGAAGGCCGGAAGAAGCTGGCCGATGAAATCCGGCTTGCGTATGACGCCCGCCAATGGGTAGAAGCCATTCAGGAATACGCCGACATCACGGAACTGGACGCCGCCACCCTTAACCGCCTGATTAAAGAAATCGTTGTCCATGAGAGCATAGACAGCGATAAAACAAGACACATTTCTATCGAAATTCATTTTAATCTCAAACCCATCCCGGAAGTGGAGCAGGTCACAGCCTGACCTGCCCCGCCGGGGCGGGGCTTTAAAAAAACCCTAAAAATTTTTTTTCACACACCCCCCCCCCCCCCCACC